GAACCCTCACATACGGAGTCAGAGTACGATGACGAACCCGATAAAAACTGTTGAAAATCAGTGCTTTTGCTGGTTGTCAATTATTTTTTTCATGTAGTTTTTATTGCTGAGTCCATTAAGTCACGCGCGGACATGGCATCTTCGACAGTTGCGTCAGTATATACGTTTGCTGTCACAGAAATATCGCTGTGACCCATGATCGCCTTTGCTATATTGATTGGCACCCCGGCGCGCTGCAGATCTGTACCGTAGGTATGCCGCAGACAATACAGAACAAGATCGGGAGCAATTTTGTGGCCATTCTTCGGGTTCCCGGCGCTGTCCGGATACAACGGTTTCCCGTCCTTATCAAGGTCCTTCGGGTCGTAGATATGGCCGTGCGCGGTCATTTCGGCGCCCATGGCGATGTCCATCTGCCGGGAGAAACTGCGCCAGTTGTTTGTCATCACCGTCTGCGTCATCATGGATTTACCGTCTTCCTGCGTAAAAACAAAGTCGTCCTGGTCTTTCCCGCTAATGTGGCGTTCCAGATCGGCATAAATGTCCGAAGGAATAGGAACATACCGGTCTCCGGCAGACGTTTTTGGCGTCGCAATTACAGTGGTTCCGGACTCGACGGCTTCGCAAACGTGAATAAGCCGCGTTTCCATATCCAGATGGCGCACACGAAGTGCGGCACACTCGCCGGGGCGCAGACCCGTGCGCATGAGAAAACGAATCCATAGGCTACAGCGGTGCGTCTTCGCCACTTGCATAAGAACGGCGCGTTCCTCGGCGGTAAGCGAGCGGCGATTTTCGACAGTGGCAGACGCGGGAATGGTGAGCTTAATGGTCGGGTCAAAGGGGATTATGCGAGAAAAGGCAGCCTGCGAGAACATGGCGCGCAGGATCATCCGCACTTTTTTCGCGTGGGACTCAGACATTTCCGCCTGCTGATTCAGCACGCCTTGCAGCATCGTGTCGGTGACGCTGCGCAGCTTTTTACCTCGAAGCGCCGGGATAATATATCCGTTGATCTTGTCCTCATACATCTCATAGCTTTTTTGCGTCATGGTGCCTTTTTTCTTCGGCTGTCCAGGTTTGCGGACTTTTGGTTTAATGTAGGTGTTCAGCCATGTATCGGCCCAATCCTCGATTGTGTAGTTTACACCTTTTGTTAATTCCGCGCGCCGGACGGCTTCTTTCTTTGCGGCGAGTTTTTCCATCGCCTCGGCTTCCGTCTTTCCGCATACTATGTATTGCTTCCCGTCGGCGACAAACGATTTTCGGATATACTTGTATTCTTTTGAACCGCTCTTAGGCATGGTTGGTTCCTTTCAGGGGTCTTGACCTTTGCTTTCTTCCTTTTTCCAGTGTGCGCGGCTACCGAGATTGGCTATGATGGCGACAATGCATATTACGGCGGCTATCACGATCAGCAGAACGCCTGCTGTGGACATCGGTGTCCACTCGCCGCGGAAGAAGCCAATATGATGGTTGTTCATGTCCATTACGGTATTTCGGATAAGCAGTATCAGAGAAAGGATGGATATAACGGCAATATAAAGGTTTTTCTTTTCAACCGCCTTGCGGAGAAATACGTTGTTTCTTTCCAGATATTTGTTCTTTAGCTGCAACAACTCGATCTTGTGAGCAGCCTGGTCGGTTTCCGGGCTGGGCGGAGACTCTTTGGCAATGTCGAAAAAACTGTCGGCAGACATACCGAACAACTTACATAGGACGATAAAATAAACTGTGCTGGAGTTGCTGCTTTTCAATCCGAGGAATCGCTCGGCGGTGGATTTCGGAATACCCGTCTGATCGACAATTTTCTGGTAAGATAAACTTCGCCTGTCTTTTTCGTCTGCCATAATCTTTTGGGCGACTTCCAACTGCTCCTGTGTCTGGCAAACGAGATTTTCTAATTCTTCCATGAATCCTCTACCTCGTAGCATTATTTCTGCGATTTGAACCCGTTTTTGGGAATTAACCGAACAGCTTCTTCACATTGGGGCGGAAAAGCTGTGTTTTGGGGTTGGACAAATCGCACGAGCATCTGCTACGCTTAATACGCAGCAGACAACAGGGCTTTGTACGTTGTCTCTGCCGGCGCCGCGGCCGGTGACGCGGCGGCGGAACCTTTTCAAAAAAACTATTGCCACGGCAAAATTCGCCTGATAAGATACTAAGTACGGAATATCGGACTCCGGATACTGTATGATGATATTATCAAGACATAAAGGAGGCTTCCCCTTGGACTACGATCAGGTTATCCTGCGCCTTTTCCATCAGCTTGACGAAGAACAGAAAGAGATCTTCATTTCCGCCATTAAAAAGGCAGCTGCGAAAGATCCGAAATATCAGGCGCTGATGCGCTTCAACGAGAACCGTTCTTTGCCTCCTCTTGGCGCTGCATCTGCTGAAGCAGCGGGATCAGAGCCGCTTTCGTCTCATCCGTGATATTTTCCAGTATCTCCATAATAATACGATCATACTTACTGCCCTCGCCGGCTTCGGCGGGGGTTTTTTTATCGGTTTCCCCCTTCAGGTATTCCGGTGAAGTGCCAAGAATTTTCGCTACGACCTTGATCTGCTGCTCGCTGGGAGTCGATTTTCCGAGTTTCCAATCGTGGCAAATAACGGGAGCGCGGTTAAGTTTTTGGGCAATAAAGGCTTTGGTAATTCCTTTTTCCTCGCGCAAAGCCTCGAATCTGTTGAAATCGAACAATTCATTCATCTCCTTTCGGTCAATACGCTGAAATCTATTAAAACATAGATTTAATATTGACTATCTATTTTTTGTAAGATATAATCTGCTTGTACACAAAAGATAAAACCCTTGAGAACAAAGAAGATTTTCTATTTGCATCGTATCTCACAGGGATTTTTTTGTCAAGGAAAATCTTAATTATGTATGGAGGATTCCATGATGGATCTGAGAGAACGCCGGGAAAAAATCGGCATCAGCATATCGAACGCCTCTCGCATTTGCGGTTTCCCGCCGTCTGCGTTGACAGCTTACGAAAAAGGGCTTTACGGCCCGCGCCCGGAGCGGGCTGCCGCTATGGCACTGCTGTACGGTTGCTCCGTAGAGGATCTGTATTACAGCGTTGAAGAGAGTCGACGAGCCGCCGTTAAGAAAGAAAACGATCTTCAATGCATTCTTCGGCTGCTTCCGAAAGCGAGCGACGATACGAAAAAGCAGGTCCGCTTGCTTCTGGAAAACGCCTGAGCCACACGCTGGGAGGTGCTTTTATGCCGCGACTGAAACGCACCGTTTATGCCAACTCACCGCAGGAGGTGGTCTTGGCGAACGATCTTGCGAAACGTTACAAAACGAGATACCTGTCGATCCCACAGATCCAGGCGGAGCTCGGCGTCAGCTATGGCACTGCCAAAAAGTGGCTTGCCGACGTAACCTTTTATCAGATATGCGGCGGCCGGAAGTTCAGCGTCGAAGACGTGGCTAAGCATCTGGCGGAAGCGCAGCGGATAGGCGGATAAGATGAGCCCTTACGAATTGGCGGAATTGACGGCGAAAGCGGCGGCGCTCGCCATCCTGAAAGCAACGTATGTTCATGCCCCAGCGCTTTGCAGACGCAACGCGAACGGCGACTTTGCCATCCAATATGCAGACGAAGACAAGCCGGAATATATCGACTTCTGCCTTCACCACTGCCCCTATGCGAGCACCGAATGCTGCAACTGCCTCGCTACCGCCGGAAAAGCGAAGCCGGGACGGCCGAGAAAGACGGAATACATATGACTCGAAAAGACTGCTCTTTTTGCCGCTGCCGGGCATGCAATAACCACCGACAGCAGAAATGCACGGCCTGTGCATCCGATCCATGCTCCGCCTGCTATCGCGGTTCGATGAAAGACAGCGATAAAGTACGAAACTGCCAATCATTCATTCGTTCGTGGGTGGACAAGAAATACTTCAACCAAGATCGCCTCTGAGTTACGGCAGGGCTTTTTACCTTTCACCTGCCGGCTCTTTTGTATACCTCCTGAACTGCTGAGGTTAAAACCGCTATACAGCCAGCCGCATGGTTTCACGTCCTTTTGGTGCGGGTCCTTCTCCCTTTTTGCTATAAGCTGCAGCCCGTAAGAAGCAGCTCGCTTCGGCGCTCCGGTCTGGAATGGCGGCAGGGCACTTATATCCTCCGATAGTTTAACAGTAAAACGCCGTTCGAGCGGGCGGGATGTTCTTTGTCGCGTTACGCAAAAGGCGAGACGGAACGGAAGATGCGGGTGCAACTCCCGTAAGGAGGAGACTGTAACAGAATAATCGGAGGAAGCATGCTTCAGTATTTGCATTTTGAAGATCGTGAGACCTGGCTTGCCGGCCGCGTTGGACTTGGCGCTTCGGACGCCGCCGCTGTGTGCGGCCTGAGCAAGTGGCAGACACCGCTCGGCCTTTGGGAGATAAAAACCGGCCGAAAAAAAGCTAAAGATTTATCCGGCAACGCAGCAGTTTCCTTTGGCGTCCGCGCAGAGCCCCATTTGCGCGGGCTTTTTTTAGCGGAACACCCGGAATACCGGTTGGAATATCACCCGTTCGACATTCTGTATCAGGAGGAGCGCCCGTGGCTTACGGCCACGCTGGACGGCGAGCTGATTACCGAAACCGGCGAACACGGCGTTTTGGAAATCAAAACTGCGCAGTGCAGTTCCAAAGAGGATTGGGCGGAATGGCGCGACAGGATCCCGACGCACTATTACACGCAGATTTGCCACCAGTTCCTTGCCACGGGATATTCTTTCGCGTTCCTTTTCGCGCTTTTGACAGGGCTGGATGGCTCTTCCTCGCTGCGCACCTATTATTTCACGGCAGAAAGCTGCGCCGACGATATGGCGTGGCTTCTGGATAAAGAAGAAGCATTCTGGAAACGGGTACAGGCGGGGACGATGCCTCCGGCTGTGCTGAAAATATGATTGGGGGTATTTGCCATTAACATCGCAGGCCAGTTCAAAAAGAAGAACAGTTTTGGAGGCAAGGAGTATTACTACCGCACGGACCTGCCCGTGCGCGTCGGCTCCGTGGTTGCAATTCCGACACCGCGCGGAAATTCGCCGCTTCTCGTAACGAGAACGGACGTTCCCGCAGTGGAGATCGATCCGGAATATCTCCATTGTCTCACGGAGGTCACGGAGCTTTATCCGATGACCGAAGCGGACATGGACATGCTGTTTTGACGGAGGCGCACTATGGCTGACATGATCGAATACGGCGTCACAAACGACGCGCTGACTGTTGCGAGCGAGCTGCATATCTGCACCAACTTCGCAGAGGTCAAAGAGTGGCTTACGCAGGAACTCGCGCCCTACGAGAGCATGATCGTCACTGAGGAAAGCATCGCCTCGGCCAAAACGCTCCGGGCAAACATCCGCAAAGTTGCGGACAGCATAAACCAGCAGAAGATCAGCGTGAAGAAGGCGTGGCTTGCGCCATTCACGACCTTTGAGGGCGAGAGCAAAGAGCTCTACGACCTTTGCCAGAAGAGCGTCACAAATCTGGATGTTCAGATAAAGAACATGGAAAACGCCAAGCGCGAGGAAAAACTCGCCCGGCTGAAAACCGTGTTCGACGAGAACGCCGTCGGCATCACGGATTATGTGACTTGGGATAGCATCGTATCCCCCAAATGGGGCAATGCGTCCGCAAGCGAAAAGGCGGCAGCCGAAGAGATCGTCACCATTCTCCGGCAGGTGCGCGAGGATCTGGATACGATTCGGTCTCTGAACAGCGAATGGGAAGAGGCGCTGCTTGACGAATATGCCGCTACGCATAACGTTCGTGATGCCATCCAGAAGGAAAACGCGCTGAAAGCCCGCAAAGCCGCCGAAGAGGCACGCAAGGCGGCGGCAATACAGGAACACTTCGACGAGCCAAAAGTCACTCAGGATGAGCCAGACGCGCCTGTGGAGCCACCTGCCGCTTTTGCGCCGCCTCCTGTCGTTCCCGTCGGATACGAGGAGCCGCTGAAGCCGAAGCTCTATCATTTGGAGTTCGCCGTCGATGTGACGATGGAACAGGCGCACGCGCTCAAGGCGTTTTTCACACAGAACCATATCGAATACCGAAAAATTTAAGGAGGATATTCCATGAAAACCGCAACTCCCGCAAATCGCCCTGCGCCTATCCGGCAGGGGCTTGCACCGCAGACTGCCGCAGCCGCGCCTCTTGTGACGTACAAGGACATCAACGGCAACGAGCTTCAGCTCTCCACCGACATCATAAAGCAGTATCTGTGCCCCAGCGGCAGCCTGACGGACGCAGAAGCGTACATGTTCCTGTCCCTCTGCCGCTACCAGGGGCTTAATCCGTTTCTGCGCGAGGTGTACGCATGTAAATACGGCAACGGACCGGCCACCATGATCGTCGGCAAGGAGACGTTTACCAAGCGAGCGCAGAAGAACCCGAAATACAAAGGCTCTAAGGCCGGCGTTGTTGTTCTGACAAAGGACGGCAAACTCGAAAACCGTGTCGGCGAGATCGTTCTTCCCGACGAAGAGCTTGTCGGCGGCTGGGCGGATGTGTATGTGGATGGTTATGTTTCGCCCATCACAGCCACGGTCAACTTTACGGAGCGCTGCCAGTATAAAGACGGCAAGCCGGCGAGCAAGTGGGCGACGAGCCCTGGCCTTATGATCCGCAAGTGCGCCCTGGTTGCGGCTCTGCGCGAGGCGTTCCCTTCCGAGCTTGGCGGAATGTACTCTGCGGAAGAGCAGGGCTACGAGGAAGTGGCAGCCACCACAACGCCGATCGACGCCTCCAAGGTTCTTGACGTTGACCCTGACACCGGAGAGATCACCGGCGGCGCTCAGGATGACGTAGAAGCGAGCTTTTTCGCGCAGGAGGGATAATCTATGACACCCATCGTAAAAGGCACTACGGCGGTCTTTTGGGGCCGTGTGTCGGGCAAGGACGCAACTTACAAAGAGCTGGGCAACAATCGCCGTGTTGCCAACTTCTCTCTGCAGTACGACTCGCTGCCGGGCGAAGACGGCGGACGCCGAAAGGGCGTTTACATCAACTGCTCGGCATGGGGTGAAGTCGCCGATTTCGCGCAGAATCTGGAGCGCGGAGACACGGTTCTCTGCGCGGGCTATCTCGTCAAAGACGAGTACCGCAGCCACAAAGAGAATGCCGATATCTACCAGCTCACCTGCGATTTCATTTCCGTAATGCACTGACGCGCATGGCAGGAAGAGAGCGCCCTCTTTCAGGGCGCTTCTTCGCCAAAAAGTTTAAACAGCGGTTGCAAAACGCGCCGCTGCTTGCCATATAGGGTGTAAACCAGGCACGGGCCAACGAAAGGAAAGGGCGAGAGAAATTATGCTTGCTGTCATTAGCGGGTTTTTGCAGAGCGGGCTCATGAAAGTTGAGCAAAAAACCGGAATAAAAATCGATGGGAACGATCTGTTTCTTTTGCGCTGGATAGCTGATTTGCGGTTCAAATTCCCTAAAAAGGTGATTGGGGAACATGAGTTTTTTTCTATCAGCTACGACCAAATGAGTGAAGACCTCCCGTTTTTGCGCATTTCAAAAGCCGAAATGTATAAGCGTATTGCGAGGCTGTCTGACGCGGGATATCTTACAAAAAACAATTCAATGCGTGGGCAGCGAGCGTATTACCGGCTTGGAGAAAGCTTCACTTATCTGTATTACGACGAAGCACCGTCCGCGAATTATTCAGACGCTTCGTTCTTGAAAAACGAGGAATTTTCTGCTGCTGAAATCGCCCGCAGCGAGTGTGAGGAATGGCTTGACAGCGCCCCAAGCGTTTTGGGATTAGCAGAAAACGACTGCAAATTCTTTGCAAAAAAAGTGTATCAGATTGGAGACACTTTTATGAAGCGTCTCGGAATGGAGACACTTTTCGCTGAAAAAGCGTTTCTAAACGGAGACACTTTTCTGAAAGCGTCTCAAAATGGAGACACTTTTTCAACCAAAACCGGCGGGCCTAATATCTGCACTAACTCAGTTAGAACCCTTGAACCAAGCAATAACAACCAACCAGGTAAGTCTCAAGAGATAACTTCCGTTCTGAGACCTACCGATAACAACCAACTCAGTATTTCTCAAGAACTTAGAGATACATACCCCGTAGAAAAAGACCCAAAAGAAAATATCCCCTACGGGGATATAAAAGAAAAGGGGAAAAAGAGAGCCCCCAAAGGCACGGAAATGTTCCCTATTTTGCTTCCCATTCTCGACGAATCCACCCTCGCATCGCCTTTGAAAGAGGCTCTGCGCGGCTGGCTCGAATACAAGGCGGAGCGGAAAGAGAAATACGTCCCAACCGGCTTCAAGTCTTTGCTGACACAGGCAAAGAAAAACGCCGAGAAGTACGGCAACGATGCGGTCATAGACCTTATCGACGAATGCAAGGCAAACAACTACCAGGGCATCATCTGGGATAAGCTCGCCAAACTTCCCACCAAGGCGCAGCAGCCGAAGCTGGAAGCCGAACACGCATCCGTTAAACGCCCTGACCCGGAGATCGCGTGGAGAAGGTCCAAGTTTGCTCCGCAGGACTACAGCGCAGGTTTGCGCAGCCTGTCTACCAGCGAGCTTCGGGAGCACCCGAAAAACAGCGGAAAGTACGTCCCTTACTGGATGATTCCAGGATACATGCAGGAATACCCTGCCGGGAGCGGCAAATACGTTCCCTACTACGAATTGCCCGGGTACGACCCCGAGCACGATGAAAATCACTGGTGGTGAACGACATGACAATGAACGATGCGGTTCTCGCTGAGGAATCTCTGTTCGGCTGTATCCTGGTCAGCCCTGCCGAGACGGTCGGGACGGCGAGGGAAATCCTGCAAGCCGGGGACATAGCGCAGGAGCATATCCGGGCGGCGTATTCTGCCGCCTGCGCCCTTCTCGACGAAAAGGCCGCCGTAGACGCTGTGACGATCCAGGAGCGAGCCAGAGCGGACGGCACGGAGATCTCGTCGGAGACGATGCGAGCGGCGATGCGGCTGTACGTCACAACGGCGAACGTTGCCAAGCTTGCGGAGATCATCCACTCAAGGGCGATGGAGCGTGCGTCCGAAGTGATCGGCGGCAAGATGATGAGCGGAACACTTGCGCCGACGGATGCCATTGCTGAGCTGCAGCAGCTGGTTGCCGGGCAGCGGCGGACACTTCCGACACCGGCGGAGGACGCGACCGGCTTCCTGCAGTTGATCTCCGACGTAGCGGAAGGAAAGAAGTCTCTCTTTTCACCTACCGGTCTCGCCAGGCTTGATGCGATCCTCGGAGGCGGCTTGGTTGAATCCGGCGTTATCACGCTGGCGGCGCGTCCCGGTGTAGGCAAGACGGTCGTAGGGTTTGCCATTGCGGATACCGTTGCCGCTACCGGCAAAAAAGTCGTCTACGAAAGTCTCGAAATGAGCCGAAACCAGCTCTGGGCTCGCCGTGTTGCACGAATGACAGGGCTGAACTACGGAGACATCATGCGCGGGATCTCCACGACGCAAAAGCAGTACTGGACGGATATCACGCGGGCCATGACTGTTCTGCAGCAAAGAAATCTCGTCATAAACGACCGCCCGGCGTCGATGGATGACATCGAAGCTCACGTCCGCTCCATGGGGGATGTGGGGCTTCTTGTCATAGACCACATGGGGCTTATCCGCCCAAGCATATCCGGGTCTCTGTACGAGCAAACGACGGAAACGTCACACCGGCTGAAACGGCTGGCGCAATCCCTGCAGATCCCTATCCTGTCGCTTTGCCAGCTCAACCGGCAAAATGAGAATCGGCAGGACAAAAAACCGAACCTTTCCGATTTGCGCAACTCCGGCGCCATCGAAGAGGACAGCGATGCCGTGATATTTCTCCACCGGCCGGCGCTTTACTGGGAACCCGACAGAAGACCGCAGCCTTGGGAGAGTCAGGAAATGGAGTTTATCGTGGCCAAAAACCGCCACGGCATGGTGGGGTCTATTTCCATGGACTTTGTGGGGTGGAACGCACGGATTCTGGACAGATCAGACGGCGGCGGATTTTCGGAGGCGCATGAACCTACGCCGTTTGAGCAGGTAGCAGAATGAGCAGCCTTTCTTTCGAGACGCCGGAAGATATGCCGCGCGGCATGAAAGCGCTGTACGAGGCGAAAATGGCGAAGGAACGGGCAAAGCAGACGGCGGCTGCTTCTCCCAAAGCAAAGCCAAAAAGCAAAGGCGGGAAATACCACGCCGAGAAGTGCGCGATCGGCGATATGAAGTTTGACAGCAAGAAAGAAGCACGCCGCTGGGCGGAACTCTACGCCATGGAGCAGCGCGGCGAAATCTCCGATCTGCGGACGCAAGTGAAGTTTGTCCTTGTTCCAACCCAACGCGAGCCGGATGTGATCGGGCCAAAGGGCGGAATTACGCCCGGTAAGGTGCTCGAAAAAGAAGCGGCTTACATAGCGGACTTCGTTTACACGGAAAACGGCGTGAAGATCGTCGAGGACTCCAAGGGCTTTCGCACCGATGTGTACCGGCTGAAACGCAAGCTCATGCGGTATTTTTACGGGATTGCCATCCGTGAGACATAAATCGCCCGAAAAAAAGAAAAAATTTGTAAATCGCGGCAGCTTTTTGTTTATAAAACAGGGGCTGCCGCATATTACTTTCATGTGCGAAAAACGAAAGGGGAGAAGCGTGTGCAAACGGCGAACACGGCGAGGTGCGCGATATGCGGAGAAGAGTTTGCTCCGACGCAGACAATGCCGGAAAGAGTCCGGCCGGATACGCCGCTCCCGTTCTGTGAGCGATGCCAACAGAAAATCTACTCGTATTTGGTCGCCCTGCCGGGCGTTGGGTACAAGATGGCTGTTTTCCTCGCCTGTTTGTTTTTCAACGTTCCCTACTTGCCGGAAGTAGCGGCGGACGCAGGGAAATTTGCCAAGGGAAGATGCGGGACGTGGAGAGGGTATTTGCTGGCGCTTCGCGCATGGCAGCGCGCCGGGCACACGGAAGCCGCAGCTGCGGACGGCATAACGGACATTCGTAAAGCCTTTGACGGCGAAAAGATGACGCTTCAGGTTTCCGATGACATGCTTTCTGCCGAAGATTACCGCTCCTTGGAACGTCAGCGAAAAGACCGCTGGGGGGACGGGCCGACCGAAGAGCCCTATACACAAGCCGATTACGAGGCTATGGACAAAAACTATGATGCGCTGACGGCAGACCGAGCCTATGTATCGGAGCAGGCGGAGGCGGCTATCGTCCGCATTTGCAAATGGACGCTGGTGCAGGAACGCTGCTTTGACAAGCAGGACTACGACAGCGCCAAAAAGATCGGCAATCTCATCAAGGCGGAAAAAGAGGGCGAACAGCTTCGGAAAAAAGACGAGCTTCCGCAGGACCGCGTGAGACTGGACGACATTGTGCAGGCTGTTGAGAGAGCCGGGCTTCACATCATGGATTACGACGAGCTTTGCAAAGAGCTCGCCACAAAGACATTTCACGCGCCGTATCCCTATTGGCGCGATGCCGCCGACCAGATGCTTCTTGCCATCCGAAACTGCACCGCATGGAATGAGGGGCAGGAAGAGGTTGACCGTCTGCCGGATGCCTACGCTATCCAGGACCCGCTGGGCGAGTTCGCCGCGGAAAACGACGAAAAGGGGCAGCAAATATACCGAGAGCTCGGCATCGTGCCTCTGGATATGCCGCAAAAGGATAACAGCTGATGTCCAGACAGGATTACACACAAAGCCGACGCGCCGGAGGATTTGTTCGGAAGCCTACGCGGGCCGGTGTTGATTACGCACAGTTCGCAACCAGAGAGTGGGCGCTTCTGATCTCATTTTTCCGCTGGTATCCCGACATCATGGAGGATATTTGCGTTTCCGACAGACCGGATTACACAAATTCGCTTATGGGGCGAGTTACCAAGCGCTATATGGCGCGATATATCGAGACTTTCACTTATGCGAGCCGAGGCTACGGCAAAACCTCCTGCATTATCTCTGACAAATGCAACAAGGGCATTCTGTGGCCGGGAGAGATCACCGGATACTACGCTCCGGTAAGCGTACAGGCGGCGCCGCTGGCGTCCAAGGCGTTTGCCAGCTATGAACGGAATTACCCGCTTCTGGCGGCGCACTGGATACGGAGCAACGACGCGAAGGCCACATTCCGCCTTACAACGCCCGCCGGATCCAAGTTCATTATGGACATCCCGCGAGGCATTGATACCTCCGGCGTTGTCGCCGAAGAGGCCGGACAGGAAGACAAGAACCCGTTCAACTTCACCGACTTCAACCAGATCGTACTTGGCACGAACCGACTGCAGTACATGGTGAACGGCGCTCCGGACCCGACGCACATAGATAACCAGATCCACTACATAACCTCCGCAAGCCGCAAAGAGAACGAAGCCTTTATGGCGTGCGAGGATATGCGCCGAAGCATGATGGACGGGAAAAGCGCTTACGCGCTGTTCATTCCGTGGCAAGTCCCCGTGCTCTGCCGAATGAAGTCGTTCAACTACTACAACATGCTGCGGAAGAAGCTCAGCTCCGAGCAGTTCATGCGAGAGTGCGAAACGCACTGCACGGGCGCTTCGGAGAACCCCATTATCAAAGATAGCGTTCTTGCGGCGTCCCGGAAGGTCAAGGTCATGGAGGACAAGCACTCGGGCGAACCGGATGCAATGTATATCATCGGCTACGACGTTTCTTCCCGCGACGCCTCCGGCAACGCTCTGACGGCTATGTCGGTCATCAAATGCACCAGGCATTTCGACACGGGCAAATGGGACCACTACCGAAAGCAGCTTGTTTACGTTATGGACATGGCGCCGCCGAAAACGGCGAAAGCCCACGCAGCCATCATCAAGCGCCGCTGGGCGGATTACAGCATGGACGGCGGCCTTGCGACCTACGTTGTTATCGACGCGCGGCAGTATGGCCAGAGCGTCGTAGAAGCCCTCCACGAGGATCTGGGCGACGGTCTGCCGCCGCTTTGCACCACAACGCATGAGGAACCGTACAACGCGCTGGAGCGCGAAGGAGCGGTCCCGTGTATCTACCCGATACAGGCTACCGGAAACTCCGGACGAGATCCGAACAGCGAAATGCTGGATTACATAGAACGTGAGTTTGAAAACGGGAACTTCCAGCTGCTTACCGCCAATCTTGACGAGGGCATGACGGCCTACAAGCTGAAGCACGGGATAAAAGACGATCTGGAAAACGCCAAGATCCAGTTCCCGTATCTCAAGACCCGCGAGCTTTGCCGGCAGGTGGCAAACCTTCGGAAAAAATATGTTTCCACAGGCTACATCGAAGCCCCCATTGTGGAACGAATCCCCAAAGATATGTGGTCCGCAACACTGTACGCGGCGCGGTTTGCGCAGCGCATGGAAAAAGAAGAGCTCTATTTTCTGAACCGCCGGAAAAACGACTATGCAGACGCCTACGACGCGATGCAGGCCGACCGGCTCTCCACCACGATACAGGTTAAGCCGCGAGCCATACACCGGCTTGGAAGGATGTGCATGCGCCCATGACGATTGAGCATTACGCCCTCTACTGTATGCTCCCGACCAATGAGAATATTGACCGGCTCGCGCAGTACGATATGGCGTTTGCAAATCGGGACCACTGCCTTGTGATCGCGGAGGAGGCGCCGGAGGGCGCTATGGAAGTGGGAGAAGACGACCTGCGCCTGCTCGGCACGGATGATTGGGAGTGGATCTTTGAAATGTCCAACCGAATCCGGCAGGAGCAGGAAAAGAAATATCACGCGCAGCTCATTGAGCAGCAGAAGGCGTTCTTTTCACGCTTTGAGGAGCTGCTGAAAGAGCAGGCGAAGGAGATAGCCAATGCCGCAAGAGACGAATAACAAAACTGCACGGGAAATGCCGCAGGACTATTTCGCGCGATATATGGCGTCTCTCGGGCAGGAATACCAGGCTCTGCCGATGGACAGCGTGTATCAGGCATTTATGGGCGCGGGCGGCATGGGGTATATGCTCAACTGGCCATATATCCAGAACAAGCGCGTCAAAAGCGTCAATTCGCTGCCCGCCAATTTCAGCAAAGACGACATCGAGCAGATGGTGGCGGCTCCGGAGGGAAACGAACAGGCGCTCCGCCAGGTGTCCGCCGCGCTTGCGTCCAGCACCAAGACCTATGACCTGATTCTCCAGACATATCAGGACGTATTGACCTACGACTGGTATGTATATCCGGGATATACACCGGAAAAGCCGGACAAGGCGACGCAGCTGCGCGAGTATGCCATGGCGATAAAGCTCGCGGAAACCATGAATATCAAGGCGAAAGCCCATGAGATCGTGGGTCTGTGCGCGCAGTACGGCAAGGTGTTCTACACGCCGCGCATTTCCATGGACAAGAGCCACGGGAAGGTGAATTACGCCTTTCTCCAGCAGCTCCCGGAAGATTACATCAAAATCGTCGGCTGGAACAACGGGCCGGGAAAGTACACGATCGCATTCAACCTGATGTACTTCGTGCAGCCGGGAAACGACTGGCGGCAGTTCGGCGATCTGTTCCGACCTTATATGCAGTCGTTCTACTCCGTGGTGCAGCCGGAAGGCAAATATGTGTACTCTTCGCAGGAGCGCCGGTCTCAGAATTACCGAATCGACACGGACAAATTTGAAACCGCAAAAATGAACGAACTGCCCGGCGCACCGGAATGGCAGTATGCCGGGAATAAGTGGTTCTACTGGGTCATTCTCCCCGCCGATAAGGTCTTCTCGTTTGAGATCGTAGACCGAAACGCGCTCATGGCGCCGCCGACGACCGGCATGATGGTGTCCTTGACGCAGATACCGAACTACGAAGCGGCGCAGATGGAAGTCATCCTGAACCCGCTGACGAGCGTTCTGACCGGCAGCCTGGAGACTTACGACCCGAAAGGGTCTTCCAATGCCGACCCGGTTCGCGTATCGGAAAAGACGAGACGGCTCTTCGAGGCGTATTGGTACCAGATGCTTCAGGCGACCAATACGTCCGGCATCGGACTGTATCTCGCGCCGGCGGATGATTTGAAGCTGCAGACACTTTCGGACACGGTTTCCAACACGAATATCACGTCCACGGCGCTCAACGACCAGATCCTGAAAGCCGGTCTTACGGCGCTTATTCCTACGACGAACGACCCGAAGGTCGGCGTGGCACAGCTCTCCGCGCAGATCCAGGCGCGGTATCCGATGCTCATCTACTGGGCGATCGAGCGGATGATGAACTGGGTCTTTGAGCAGCAGCGGTTCAAATGCCCGTTCAAGTTCCGCATGTTCGGCGACATCTTCTCGCGGAAAGAAGAGATCGAGAGCGCCCGACAGGGGGCGACGCTCGGCATTCTTCCGGAAACGCTGAAATATGACGCGCTGATGGGGCATTCGCTGCTGGATGACATGGCGATCTCCGATTTCGTTTCGGAGAGCGGGATCCTTGATAAGCGCAAACCGCTTGTCACGTCCTACAGCGCCAAGCAGGACACGTCAGGGCTGCCGCCGCAGGCAAAAAAAGACCTGAACCCGGGCGGACGACCGGCGGAAGACGGCTCCATCAACGGGGAAGTCACGGAGAAAGTGAAAATCGACGCACGGCTCCTTGATGAGCTGAGGCGCGCTTTGGAGTGAGGTGAGCGAGATGCGAGAGTTCAGAGGGGCATACCGGAACGAACGGTATGCGGGGCTCTATGAGCCGATGCGCCGCGCTATGGCGGCAATGGGCAAGGCGATGTGGTGGTTTGCTGCGCTCAAAGAGCAGACGTGGTATCAGGGCTACGCCGGCGTTACGGCGGCCATCCACGCGCTGGAGCACAAACAGCCGGAGTACATCGACGAGCTGAAGGACATTATGGCAAAGCTGGGACTGCCGCTGAGCTACCCGCCCATTCCGGAGCTCGATATGGAGTATCCGGGGCTCTCCGGTACGTTCGACATGTGCATCGGTCTTCTCGATGAAGTAAATGATGCGCTGTCCGGCATCGTGGAAGTTTGCGATACGGCCAATTATGAGCCGCTGGCACGCTATGCCGAAAACGTACAGATGGAAAACTTTCAGGATCGGCAGTGGCTCGTAGAAGCAAACACCATGGCAGAAAACGGCGACGGCAGCACGACCTCTTACGACAGCTGGTTCGTGAACATCCTGAAAGCGCCGCAGAAGCAGTAAGCGGGAGGGAAAACCGCATGGCAAAAAATCGATACAAACCGAACGGCGACGACGGGAAGAACCTGAGCTTTTCCGGCAAGCTGAAAATCCTTGAGGCAGTAAACCGGAAACTGTTCCGCGTGGAAGTTTGGGCGCTGAACAACGAGGTCAACCAGAACGGTTGGAAATATATCAATCTTGATTCGCATCTGAGCGAATTTGAAGATATCCCGCTCCTGACGGCATATCTGCAGGACGGGACGATCGGAGACGGGCATAATTACGACACAAAAGTAGACCCCGCCACCGGGAAAGAATACGTTTCGTTCACCGCGCCGGACGCGGAACGGATCGTTGGATGGGTGCCGAAGAACGCGCCACGCCGCATTGAGCGGGACGGCGGCACCGACTGGGTAGTTGTTACGGGTTATCTGTGGGCATGGTACAGCAAGGAGCTTGTTGACAAGATCGCCGGACAGGGCGGCGGCCTTGACGTGTCTGTAGAGACCCTTGTGACGAAGGAACACCGCGAAAACGGTGTGGATGTCGAGGAAGAATATCTGATTCTCGGTATCACCATTCTCGGCAATGGAGTACGCCCCGCCGTGCCGGGCGCGAACATCCAAGCGCTTGCCGCAATGAGAGCGAGCAGCGAAAGACGGGAAATTCTGAAGGCTGCGTCGCTGGATGACGCCCCGCACGGAACCAATAAACCTGAGAAACAAGGAGTGAGAGTAAATATGCTTTCCAAAAAGCGTCTGGATGATCTGACGGCGAAGTTCAACGGCTTCACCTGCATCGGCGCTTCTGAGGATACCAAGGTGCTCGCACTGCTCAACGAGAGCGGCGACCCGCACCTTTATGTTTCCGAGGACAGCGACATGGGCAGTGTGATCCCCGAACGGATCCGTCAGGCGTCTGCCACCGTTACTTTCTCTGCCGGCGACGACAATGTGCAGACGGATTTTGAGTCTGCTCTGACCGTTGCCATGAGTCGCTGCAATGCGGCGGAGAAAGAGCTGAAAGAAACGAAAGAGCGGCTGGAAGCCGTGGAGAAGTCTCTTTCCACCGCCGTTAACCGCGAGAAGTCCCGCCGTCTGGAAGCGGCTAAGAGCGCTTGCAGCGACGAGCTTGCCCGCATCAACCAGAACCGTCCCGAGGACCGCCGCTTCAGCGATGAACTCTGCAAGGATCTCATGGAGAAGATCAACAACAACGAGTTCACCGAGAACGAAGATGCCGACGGCAACTGGACGGGTGACAAGGCGATCCGCGCCGCCGTCAAGGGCCTCTGCATGGACGAGCAGATGCGCATGGACGCGGAAGACCGCAAGGCTGACAAGACCTACTTCCAGTGGGGCATGAAGCCGAACAGCAAGACCGAGGAACCGCACACTATCGGCGAGAAGATGCGGGCCGGTATCTGACACGAGAAAAGGAGTGAATGAAAATGAGTTTCACGGCTAAAACCGCTTTTCAGCCCCGTATGTGGAACAACCGCCACAACGATCTTCAGAACGTTGCCGGTGAGTTCGGTGCCATGGTCAGCGAGACCTGGACGCCTGCCGACTGCAGCGCCGGTATGTTCTGCGTGAAGGGCGACCACCTGCCTCATGGCGGCTACAAAATGACCGTCGCCGCCAACGGCACTGGCGACATCTATATCTGCAATCCCGGCGACGTGCAGCGCGGCGTGATCGGCACGCAGCTTTATGCTGAGGGCATCAACACCCTCGGGCTTGGCGCTCCGGCCGGTCGTCTGGCGACCTACACCAAGGCTATCCCCGGCGAGACCTATGCCTTCGGCGACGGCAACTTCTCGACGGTGATGTCCGATACCAACAAGTACGCGACCATTACCAACGGCCTGCTGGTCGGCACCAACGCCGCCCCCGCGGCCGGCAGCGGCATCTATTTCGAGCTGGACGCGGCTCTCGGCATTGACAAGTTCACCGAGGGCAACACGGTTCCTTTCAACCGTTACAACGTCCTTTGCCGCAACATTTGAGAGAGGGGGATAACGAGAAATGGAGTCTCTGAAACTTAATTCCGGTCTCGCCCTGCTGAACAGCAGCAAGGTGAGTTCTGACGCAAGAGAACAGCTTGTCATGGAAGGGCAGGCGCTGGTTCTTGAATCCGTCGGTATGGCGAAGAACAAGGCCCTGTCCAAGGCGCAGCGCCCGACCGTCGATTTCGGCAGCTCTTTCAAGAGCGCGTCGGATTACGAGAAGTACGCCCGCAAGTGGACGGACGATGTTCTCCACTTCTGCGCCAAGAAGGTCAACGACTTCAACGGCACGCGCACCAGCCGTGACGAGAAGGCGACCTTTACCGACCCGCGCCTTGCGGCCAACCCCATGTATCTGCAGCTCATGAGCTCCGTCATGAACGACGTGCTGTACACCACCACGCCCTACGTTGTCAACGAGCTCGTCGGCGATATGGTGAGCACCGTCACCACGCCCAAGGGTCAGACCTACACGGCGGGCATTACCTCCAACGCGGTGTTCCAGTGGTATGACACCACCTGGACCTCCCTGCGCTCCGTGCCGGAAGACCAGCTCTACCATAAGACCATCGCGCTGAACCCGACGCCGCGCGCTTGCCGCGGCCGCATCAACTACTACCAGATGGTCGGCAACGGCCTGAATATGGTGGACACGCTGGCGGCTCTCGCCGGCGGCTACGGCGCCATGATTATGCGCATCTTCACCGATGCCTTTACCAAGGCCGCCGCCGACACCACCTATGTTCCCGCGGCTCTGACCGCGACCGGCTACACCGATCAGAACTGGGCAAAGATCGTGCAGAACGTGGCGAAGGCCAACCGTGTCCGCCGCACCGACATCATCGGCTACGGCAACTTCCTTGCTCTGCGCAAGGTGCTGCCCGACAACGCCGGTCTTGCCAGCGCGATCATGATGCAGCTCGGCAACGAGTACTTCCGCAACGGCTACATCACGAGCCATGACGGCACGATGCTCTACGAGATCACCCCGACCTCCACGCCGAATACCATCAACACCACGATGGACGACGTATTCCCCAGCGACATGATCGTTCTTGCGGCCCGCGCTACGGAGCGCTACGCCCCGATGATCTGCTGCTTCGAGGAAGGCGGTCAGGGCATGCTCAATCTGACCCCGGGCGACGACGTGATCGCCACCGGCAACATCGAGGTCGAGCAGTTCGCTTCCCTCGATATCGCGCCGGCCTTTGCCTCCCGCATCGGCATCATCAGCTCTGTTGTCTGATTTCGGCAGCGAGGGGCGGAAGCCCGCCCCTCGCGTTCTTTAAAACGTCCAGAAGGAGGAATTTATGATGGGACGTACCCCTTTGACAGAGGCAGAAAAGAAAGCACGCGCTGAAGCGCGCAAAGCGGCTGAAACGGCCATTCCGGACGCCATCGCAGCATCCGAAGAGGAAATGCGCAAAGAGGCGGCTGCCGCGCAGCCTATCGTTCAGTTCGTTACGCCACAGGCACAGATGGTGAAGATCCTGTATGTGGACACCTGCATCCCCGGCAACCAGATCCCCATTTTCAAAGGCAGATTTATCAACGGTTCCGGTCGTGTGTTCAGCGTGACGCTTGAAGAGTTCGAGGGCGAGTTTATGACGCCGTTCCACATGGACCTGCTGGAAAAGCGCAAGTTCATTGTTCTGGACGGTCTGACCGACGAGCAGAGAGCGCAGTACCACTGCGATTACGCCGAAGGCGAGGTCGTGCGCAACGAGGGCATGTTTGACTGGTTCTTCAGCCTGAGTGAGGCTGAGGCGGTCAACAAATTCCGTCAGCTTTGCCCGCAGCACCGCGAGCTTGTTGCCCGCCGCTTCCTTTCCGCATTCGAGAGCGGGGATAACCGTGTGGACAGAAGCCGCGTGGAAAAGCTGAATGAAGCCGCCAAAGAGCTTGACGGCAAGAAGCTCTTTGCTCCCATCATTCAGGAGCTCAACAGCCGGGCCGTGTGATCCTCGGAGACGGCGCGCCGCTCTCCGCACAAGTTGGAGGAATTGCTATGACGACAGACGCTCTCATTGTGGGAGTTCTCGGCGGCGCGGCCGGCGCTGCTTTCATAAACGGTCTCTTCCGTCTGGCAGAACAGCGAAGAAACCGTAAAGCACAGAAAGAAGATCGGGAAGAGGAAAAGCACGACTTAAATGCCGCGCAGAGCGAGGATATACGCAAGCTGCAGAAGGATATGGACGCGCAGAAAGCCTCTCAGGCGAACATGATGGCGGCTCTCCGGGAAGTTCTCGGAGCCAAGATCAAGGAGCTGTGTCTCCTCTACGTCGAAGAGGGCAGCATTCTGAGCAGCGACTACGAAGATCTCAAGCGGATGCACAAGGTGTATCACGACGCACTGAACGGCAACGGCTTTTTCGACGACCTTATGTATAAGGTCCGAAAACTTCCTTTGAAAATTCCACATTCAACGACAAAGGAGTGATTTTGACATGCAGGAAATTCTTGTTGAATCCGTTCTGCAGATCGTGACGCAGGCCGTGCTTATTCTGCTCAGCCTCTTCGGAACCTGGGCGGCTATGAGGCTTGCCAAAACGCAGAAGTTCCAGGCCCTGTCCGCTGCCGTGACCGAAGCTACCGCAATGGCGCAGCAGACGGTTTCCGCCCTGCAGCAGACGCTGGTTGACGGCTGGAAGGCCGCAGCACCGGATGGGAAGCTCACCGACGAGCAGATCGCACTTTTGAACCAGAAACTTCTGGAAATCACCAAGTCCAAGATGAGCGACGCCGCCATTAAACTGATTATCGGCGCCAATAAGGACCTGAACGCGATCATACAGGACGCCGGCGAAGCGTGGCTTCGCAAGATCAAGGGCGAGGAATGAATCATTACGGGAGGCAGTGCCATGGGAACCGCATGGGAAACAATCGAAACGCAGGCCATGACCTACATACAAAACGATATCTCGCTGGTTTGGGATATGCGCAACCGCCTCCCGGTCTTCTACAATCGTATGCTTTCGTATATGCGCGAGGCTATCCCGCTGTTCAACCGACCGGCGGAAATGGTCGTGCGGCTTGCGCAAAATACGCCGCCGGAGTTTACGGACGGCGTTTACACCGCAGAGGAAACCACCACCGGAACCACCGCAATCAATACCGGACTGACAGGGTATGACATCGTATCTGCCGGGGTCGTCTCCCAAGATGCTTACGGAGACCCGCAGTATAACCCGCTTCCTGTCACCTACGACAGTGCGACGGGAATTGTAACGATCGGGCAGGGCATTGCGGCGGGGACGGAAATCACGATGGATTTTTATAAATCCGGAAGGTTCCGCGACGAACTGAACGCAACGGAAATATCTATTCTTGCGTTCGCTGTTTATTTCGTCTGGGAACAGAGATTCGACAACGACGCGATCGAGCGAAAAAGCAAGATCCGCGACGGGTCTTTCACGACGATCAGCGAGGCGAGCCAGACGAACGCCAACTCCGGCCGTCAGCGGCTCGTTGCCGAACAGCTCTACGGGAAAATGCGCGAGTACGAAACCAACGTGGCGTATCTCAACACCGTTAAAAACTACAACCTGTGAGGAGGGCTTTACAGCATGGCAAATCTTGAGCGCATGGCAAAAAACGCCGCCATGCTGGGAAACGCCCCAAGCCCCGCCGCCGGCGCCGCATCCAAGTTCAACAAGGGGCTCAACCAGCAGTATTTCGGAACAGACACGACGGCTTATGCCGCCGCTTACGGCGCGCTTGCCTCCGACTGCTTTGACGCGGTGTGTCAGGGTCTTTCCGCGCCGGACTGGTACGACTACACCCCTGTCCGCATCCGCTCCTCTGCCACGTCGCAGAGCAGCATGGGCGAGACAATGCCGGACGACTGGCACAGGGTATACATCATTGCTCCTGCGGGAATTGCGCACATCCCGCAGGGGGCTTACATGAAATACGGCGGGAATACATGGATCGTGTTCAAGCCGAAAAACATTGGCAACACCTACGCGCACGCCATTGTTCGCCGCTGCAACGCCGTTATCAACCGGCTGGATTACTACGGCAATATCGTCAGCGTGCCGATGAGTTTTGCCAAGATCAGCACGCTCGGCAACGCAAATCAGGTGACGGAAGACAGCATTATTGCCAAGAACTATATCGCCTGTATCTGCCAGAGAAACAAGGTCAGCAGCGAGTTCACCGAAAATACCCGGTTCGTGATGGGGAAGAGCGCCTATGCCATCCGTGGTCTGAACGATTTTACGAGAGAGTTTACGGATGATGCGGACAGCGTTCACCTTCTGACGTTCACCGTGGAGCGAAACGAGCCGCTGCCGCAGGACAGCATTGAAAAGCAGTGCGCGGACTACGGCTCGTTCTCGTGGAAGCCCGTGCTGACGGCAGCAAAGGAAATGCCTGTCGGGACGACACAGACGGTTGCGGTGCAGAGCATCCGGAACGGCGCTGTAGTCGCTTCTACGGACGAACATCCTATCCGGTATCTCTTCTACAGCAGCAATGAAAACGTGCTGACCGTGGACGATAGCGGCCTTGTGACGGCGGTGAGAGCCGGAAGCGCTGTTATTACGGTGTGTCTGGCGCAGAACCAGGAAGTCAGCGCGGACGTGACCATTACCGCGGCAAAGAGCGGGAATGCGTTCACGGCATTTACCACGCCGCCGCCGGCGACATTGCGGGCGTTCGATTCCGTTACATTTTCTGCCGCGTTCTTCCGGAACGGAGCGGCAACGGATGAGGCTGTGGAGATCGTCGTTTCCGGTGCGCCGGAAAGCGCTTATTCCATCGAGAGCGCAGGAGAAAACATCTGGAAGATCACCGGGTATGCCGCGGCGTTCGACCCGCTGGTCATTACAGCTGTCTGCGGAGAATACAGCGTGACGGCTCAGACAGCGCTTACCACATGACCAACGGAGGATATCAGTTATGGACTGCAAATATGCCTATCTTGACCCGCCCAACGAACATATCTTATGCCGCAGGGAGACGCCGCCCGTGTTCGGCGATAAGGCAAGCTATTTCCACGCGCTCTGCTCCTGCCAGGAGTTCTGCCCGGCAAAGAACTGCCACAAGCTTTCTCCCGACTGGGGAGAGTGCATGAAGCGCAAAGAAGATTCCACCGCTCCGGCGGTGAAGACTGCGGCCAAACGCAAAAGCGGAAGCCGCAAGTAAAAAAGACCAGCCGAAAAGGAGTGTTATGCATGGCTGTCATCACGATTACCGAAGCGGATCTTGCGAAAGCGAGCACCTATATTCCCATAGAGTCAAAGGACCGCATTGCCCGCATCGTTGCCGCGTTCTGCGTTGAACCGGCGGACGGGGAAAACGGCGCGCCCGTATATCGGGAGAACCGCAAGCTCCGGCAGATGTTCCTCATGGGCATTCTGGCGGAAATGTATCTGCACCGGGATTACCGGATCCAGCGGGTAAAGCTCGGAGAGAACGGCGAAGAGCAGGACGTGAGACTGCTCATGCAGCTTTCGGAGTATGACGATTGGGCGGGGTCTCACGTTATCAATCAGCTGGAACGCTTGAAAAAGGACAAAACAAAGAAGGTTTCCAACACAGTATACGACCTTCTTTATGACTATAAAGCCTTTGAAGGCATGATCTTCGGCGCTATCCGCGATGAGCTGGAAGCGCGGAACGATGCGCTGCATCGTGCGGCGTCGGTTCTCTGTGAGATCACGCCGGACATGATAAAAACTGCGGTCGGCGAGATCCGCGAAGCCGCAAAGAACGGCGGGGATGCCCATGAAGCAGAATGACTGGGTGAACGTTCAACCGACGACGGACTCCCCGTACTACCCGTTTTGGAAGGTCTTGGCGTCAAACTCCATGGCGGGAGCGGAAACGCTGCCATACCTTCTGTCGCGGTACCTCATGGACATGGAGAGCCCCGGTTACACGCCGCCGAGCGATAACCGCTACCCGCGAGCTCGGCTGAAGAAGCTGCTCTACTGGGACGGCGAAAGGCCGCTCTCCCAGCCGCTTCCCACGGGAGAGCAGATACGCACGATACTGTTCGACCCGGAGCTTCCGGCCAATCCGCCGGATGAAAAGCGCGGCTACCGCGTGTTTGCGCAGGATCTTACGCGCCAGTCGCAGTACAACGCGCAGTCCATCCTTCGCATTGCGCTGGGAGAGATCACGACGATACGGGAACGAAACCGCGCGGTGTTCCGACAGACGGTTATATACACCATCATGACCAACTACGCGCAGGAAGCAAATCTCGGAACGCCGGGAAACTCCCGCTCCTACGCGATGCTTCAGGCCATTATGGAGGCGACGGAGGGAGTCAACGTCGGCGGCGTTGGACCGCTGTTCATGAGCCGCGTGACCAAGGTGGACGATGAACGCGCCAATCTCGGTTACAAGCTCTACCAGTATGTGGACTGGTACGGAACGGACGAACACCCGACGTTCGCCGAATGACAATGTTATGGACGATGCAAAGGAGTTTTTATGGGCATCGAAGATAAATACGCGGAAGCCATACGAGAGAATCGACCGGTGGAATATGCGGGGCTGGAGTTCTGGCCGCTGACGGTGCGCGATTATGCCCTGTACCATAATGCGCGGATCGCCTTTGAGCTGATGCAAAGCTCCCTGCCGCCGAAGCTGGCGCGGCTTTCGTGGTGCGCGTGCCTGTACGAACTGGATAAAACCGCGCAGGAGCAGAACATAGCCGGAAATTTCTTCTATTTGGCTATGGCGGTGCTTGTAAAAGCGCTGCGGCTCGAGACGTTTTCCGACCGAAGGACTGGGGAAGCGAAGCTTCCCATCCAGTTTCAGACGCGGAACGGCGTGCTTGATGCGATTTTCATTCAGGGCGAGTTTTGCCTCAGCATGCCTCAGATGGACGAGGTGCGGCGCATAATTGCGGCACAGAACTGCTATGAGATACCGGATGAGAATTATAACCCGGAGCTCGTTGCCGCGCTGCAGTATACCGCCGCGCAGCAGGAAAGCGATCTTGTGCTGGATTTTGACGCGCTCGTCTATTCCGTGGCGATCAACGCGCACACCGATCCGGCCTCCGTGTGGGGCTGGACGATCCGAGACTTTCAGAAAACGCAGGAGGCCATCGACCGAACGCTTGGGTATCAGGTCTATACCACGGCTTCCATGTCCGGTTTCGTGACCTTTCCCAAGGGCAATCCCTTCCCGACGTGGAAATACGCCCGAAAGGTCAGTCTGCCGGGCGCCATGAAGACCATCGACGATCTCGACGCGGGAGCTAAAGGGCTTCTTGCTGACACTACAAAGGAGTGACTTTCGATTATGAACTACACGTTTAAGCCCGACTATATGTTCACCAAGGGCATTGTGTATGCGGAGTTCTTTGACCCCGCTACCGACAACCTCGTTGGCTTTTCCAAGTACGTCACCGATTTCGGCCTGAACGGCAGCATGAATAGCGGCGACGTGGAAGGCGGCCCCGGCAACATGCTCGTCATGTGTATCCCCGACACGGCCCGCCTTGCTGTTACGGCGAAGACGGCGGACAGCGCGCTCAACAACATGGCGATCACCATCGGCAGCGACCTTGCCGCCAACGGCGTTGTGGAGACCAGCACCGTTGTTACCGCGACGGGCGCCAATCTGACCGTCAACAATGCGGTGGCTCCGCTCGGCGGTTCCAACGGCGCGGTTGCCTACGTTCTGACGAGCTCCGGCTCGGACAAGGCGACGGTCGAGCAGAACAGCGGCACGGCGTATCCCGTGTCCTCCGCCGGCGTTATCACCGGCTTCACGGCAGTCAGCGGCAACAGCTACTGCGTGAAGTACTTCGTGCAGAACTCCAGCGCTCTGCAGCTCGGCATTCCGGCGCTCTTCCAGCCGAAGGTCGTGCGCGCGCACTTCGCCGTCAACTGCTACGCGAAGAAGACCGGTTCGGATGTTATGGCGTCGAGCCTTTACAAGATCCGCCATTACTACATCCCGTATTATTTCTTCACCAACGGTATGCAGGACAGCGTTGGACAGACCTCTACCGGCAGCGTTGACCTCTCCGGCAACTGCCTGACCTACGAGGAGGCCGTCGGAGCCGGTCTGTGCGACAACTCCGGTTCTCAGTCCTACGGTTTCATCGTGGACGAGTTCATCGGCAGCGACACGAGCACCTACGGCGTGGACGGCATCTACTTCATCGGTCTCGGCTCCGGCGCGTCTGTTGCCCACGGCGAGACGATCACCCTGCCGGTGAAGTATTCGGTCGGCGGCATCCTTGCCAATATCTCCGATATGAGCAAGGTCACGTTCGCGTCCGCTGCGGCGGCCACGGCCAAGTTCAACGATGCGCACAGCAATGTGCTGTCCGGCGTTGCGGCCGGCAACACCACCGTTACCGTGAGCGTTACCAATACACTCACCAACGAGACCTATACGGACACGATCCCCGTGACCGTTACCTGAGCATGATAAAGCCCCGATCCGGCATCGGGTCGGGGCTTTCCCCCTGCTTCGCTGAAAGCGCGTGAAATATCACGCTTTTTCCGGGAATCAGGAGTGATTTTCATGAGCGTACTGGACCAGTATTACACCATCCGTTCGCGCATACAAAGCGCCGTAGCCTCCGCGCAGTCGGAACTTGCGGCGGGGCTGAAAGCGGCTATCCGGCGCTCGGCGGACGAGCGGGTATACAGCTATGAGGCGTCGCCGTGGGCGATGGAACGCCGCCGGTATCAGCTCGGCGCGGACAATAATCTCTCTGCCGTTATCAGCGACGACAGCGTGGAGATCACCAACGAGACGACGCTGCAGACCAACGGAAGCGAGCCGGAAACGCCGTGGATAGAATCCGGTTATCGTCAGGGCGACGCCGGGCCGCGCCCGTTCATGGAAGAAGCACTGCGGGACTTTGTGGATTCCAGCGAGGCGGAGGCCATCGTCGTATCGGCGCTGTTGGCGGCGGGGTTTGAGATAGAAGTGAGTTAACTGTTCTTCTTCCTGACTTCTTCACGAAACCGCAGAGCTTCCTGACGAGCTTTTTCCGCCCCTTCACGAACCAAAGGGCCGCCTTCGCATATCTTGCGTTGGCATTCAGCAAACGTGTTCATTGCTTCGTTATATCCCTTACGGCTTTCTTCTATACGCTTTTTTATTTCTTTATCACTGAGCCGACGACTTGGGCGAGACGTGGCACGGTCGTTGTCCATGAAAGCAAAAGAGAACGCTTCGTCCTGCGAGAACCCAAGATCCTGGTATACGGAGGCGTCCAAGGAGATTTTAAGCGCTTTCAACCAAGAGAATTTGGAACTCATATTGTACACTTCCTTTCTACCATATATGGCAAGCAGACGGCCAAAACGCAACCATTTCAATAAATAAATTTTATCACGCTTTCCGATAAAGCTCAAGTACAGGCGGTGAAAAAATGGCAGATACCATTGTCCTGCGGACAGAACTGCGAGACGGCGCCAACGTTCTGGCGCAGCTGACGCAAATCGACGCGAAGGCGAAAAGCCTGAGCGCCAAGCCGGTCACTATCGAGATCAAAGTTACCGGAGCGGCGGGGATCGAGAACCTGACACGTCAGCAGCTCGCGCTGGCTACGGCCCAGGAGCGCCGCCGCATAGCCGAAGCAAATCTTGCGGCAGCGCAGGAGCGGACGAAACAGACGGCAAACCAGTTGGCGGCGGCCAACACCCGTCTGCAGCAGGAGGTTCAGCGAAGCACCACTGAACAGGAGCGGCAGAAAACTATCGGCGCAAAACTGGCGCTTCAGCAGGGGCAATCGGCGGCGGCCGCACAGCAGCATGCGAATGCGGAAGACCGTCTTACGAATAGCCTAAACAATGGTTCTCGCGCGGCAAAAAGCTTTGGGGATACCCTTCTCGGGTCAATAAAATCCCGCGCCATATCTGCCGCAATCAACCTTATTACTCGTTCCATCCGAGAAGCAGTTTCCACCATGAAAGAGGTGGACAGCGAACTCACCACGATCCAGAAGGTCACAGGGGCAAGCGACAGCTATATCGCCGGGCTTAACGACCGCGCTTACGAAACTGCGAGCAAATACGGCGTGGCGGCCAACGAGTTTCTGCAGAGCGTTGCCGAGTTCAGCCGCGCCGGTTACGGCGAGCTGGCGGAGGGGCTTGCCGAAGTTGCCACGAAAACGCAGCTCGTCGGCGATATCAATTCCGAGACGGCCAATAAAATGCTTATCGCCATGGACGCCGCGTATCAGCTCGGCGGCTCCGTGGAGGCGCTGTCTCTCATCGTAGATCAGGCGAACGAGATCGACAACCACTATGCGACAAGCATCGAAAAACTGGCGAGCGGCATGCCTATCGTCGCCTCTGTAGCGGCGCAGGCGCACATTACGCAGGAACAGCTTCTGGCCGCACTCGGAACGATCACGGCGAAAACGCAGGTGTCCGGCAGCGAAGCGGCACGCGCGTTTCGCGCCATCGTCCTCAACATCATGGGTGATACCACGACGGAGGTTGAGGAAGGCGTCACCGTAACAAAAGAAGAGATCCAGAGCCTCAGCGATGTTCTGGAAGTTTACGCGAGTGACGTGGTTGAGGCAGCGAGGGCGACCGGCGAGCTCGTCAATCCGATGGAAGCCATTGCCGCGCTTTCCAAGGCGATGAAAGAAGGCGCGCTTACGGAGCAGCAGCTCATGGAGATGCTGTCCGGGCTTGGCGGAAAGCTCCGCACAAACTCGCTCGTCGCGCTCGTTGAGGGTTTTGATACCTACGAGAAGATGCTGGGGTCTCTGGGAGACGCTGCCGGAAGCGCGGACGAAGAAGTTGGCACAATGCTCACGAGCTGGCAGTCCAAAGCCAATATCCTCAAAAACACCTGGACAGACCTGGTTCAGACGGTTGCCGGGTCCGATAAATTCAAAGCGTTTCTTGACGACGCCAACAGTCTTTTAGAAAAGTTGATTTGGCTGGCGGAGCGCGGCGCTGCGACGACGGCGGAAGAAGCCGACGATGCATTGGCGGCAAATTTGGAGGAAATAGACGCTCTTACGGCGAAAAGCGAGGCGCTTACGGCCCAAGAACGGCTCCGCCTGGACTATCTCGAAAAGCAAACGGATCAGTTGCGGCAGCAGGCCGAAGAAGCACACAGCGCCGAAATAAAGACCAATCTCGAAAACATAAGGCAATCGCCCAATTATGTCTGGATGAGTGCGGGCACCGACGCAACAAGTCAGAACACCCTATTAAACCAGCTTGGCAGCTTAAATTATGAATATTACACGACCGGCGCGAAAAATCTTTCCCAATATCGAGCCGGGCTGGAAGCGCTTAGCAATCAGTATCAAGAATACGCTGCGGTTCTGGAAACGGCGCAGGCCGCAGGAATTGAGCTAAATCAGGCAGACCAACGAGCGCTGCTGGCATGGCAGAGGCTGCAGGAGGCCGTTAGCCTTCTTAATCGGTTAACGGGAGAATCGACAGAAGAGACAGAAAACAGCACAGACACAGCTTCCGACAATGCGGACGCGGTGGATAAACAGGCGGAGTCCTATGAATCGCTCTCTGACCGCGTAAAGGACGCGACCAGCGCGATAGACAGCTTTAAGCAGGCGGCGGCGTCCGATCAGGACGACGGATTCCAGGACATGGCGGACGCTTACGCGAAAACCATGGAGGAGATAGCCAACGGGCGCATCAGCAGCAACACGGCACAGGCGGGCTATGGTCTGTTCCTCTCTGATAAGGAGCGCGAAGCTCTCGAAAATGATCCGCAGAAAATGGCGGCGTACATTCAGGGGCTGGAAGGGCTGAAGGCCATGCTCAGCGGCGGCGGAGAGGATGCCGGCGCCGGGTTTGCGCAGTGGCTCTATAATGCGGCCGACGCCGAGGGGAAACTCCGCGACGAAAACGGAAAGCTGCTGGCGTCTTTTGAGAAAACGGACAGCGGGCTCAGCTTCACCGTGGAGAGTCTGCAGGATCTCGCCGACTATACCGGAGTTTCGGAGGACGTTATCCTCTCCTGGGCAGAGGCCATGGGAGTCTACGGCTCGGAGATCTACAACGCGGGCGATCAGGCGCTTAAGCTTGCCGAAGACGTAGGCGCACTGACAAAGGCGGCGAACGGGGCGCAAAACGTCGATCTGGACAAATTCCGCAAAGGGCTGAGCGAAGCAGGGAAAAGCCAGCAGGAAATCGACGGGCTGGTCGCAACACTGCAAAGCGTCGAAGGGCTCACCTTTAATGCTACGGAAGAAGCGCTGCAAGACGTAGCCGAAGCAGCCGAAGACATTCCGGAAGAAACCACGGTTGATGTCGCGGCAAACACGGCAAATGCGGCATCACAGATCGATGCGCTGTGGACTCGCCTGCAATCTCTTACGGCAAAGCCGTGGACGGTCGAAGTGCAGGCGCAGACGTCAACGATCTACGGAATCCTGAAAGGCGCGGGTATCGGCCGAAAAGCCTCCGGCGGCAAGAGCTCCGGCGGCGGCCTTACGCTTGTCAACGAGCAGGGACCGGAGATCATTCAGGAAGGCAGCACGGCGCGTATTGCCGGAGGCGGCGAGCCTACGGTCACGATGCTGGCACCCGGCGCGATGGTATACACGGCGCCGCAGACACGCCGGATGCTGCATGGACAGCGGCCGGACGGCCTGTTTCGGGCAGCGGCGAGAGGCTACTACGACCCGACGGGAGAGCTCGGAAACCCCGACAAGGGCAAGTTTTATGTCCCCGGCCTTTCCGGGAATGCCGGCGGGAACGGCGGCGGAGGCGGCGGCTCCGGCGGCGGAGGCGACAGCGACTACTGGAAAGAGCTTCAGGAAGCGATGGACAAGAAGTTCGACGAAGCGGAAAAAGCCCGCAAAGCCGAACTTGCCGATCTGGATGCGCAGCTGGAAGCGCTTAAAAAGGCGCGAGACACCGAGGAAGACCGGTTGGAGCTCGAGGAGAAGATCCTCGCTGTTACGGAGGCGCAGGCAAAGCTTGCCAACGCGCAGGCGGAGCGCAATGTGCGCATGTACAACGCCGCTACCGGCCAGTGGGAATGGATCGCCGACCAGAAGGCGGTGCAGAGCGCCAAAGACCAGCTCAAGAAGGCGCAGGATGCGCTCGACAAATTCCGAAAGGATCAGGAATACGACGCGGCGGTTGCCGCCATCAAGGCGCAGCAGGACGCGGTTAACGCCCGGTACGACGAGCTGGAAAACAAGTGGAAAGAGATCCTTGAGTCCGTGGAAGAGCCGCTGCGTGAGATCGCGGACATTTTGGCGGATGTCGCCAAATCCGGCACCGACCGGCAGAAGGGCGAGACGGGCAATGTCAAGTCTCTTGCGGAGCTGATCGCCAATTTTATCGCAACGAACCCGTCCGGCTGGAAGCTTCCCGGCTACGACTCCGGCGGCGTGCTGCGCGGCATGGGCGGCGTGAAGGCCACGAGCGAGGACGAGATCGTTCTCGGACCGGCGCTTTCCGCCAAAATCCTAACGCCGACGCCGAACGCGCAGTTTGACGCTTTCGCAAGGGCTCTGGGCGCTGTTTACGGCATGCCCAATGCCGCCGGGATACCCACGACGCCGACGAACTCCTACGGAGCCTCTGCGGACAGCCACGACACGGTATATTCGTTCCCGGGCGGCATCAACCTTACCGAGCAGCAGGCGAACACCACGACGCTCGGAGAGCTTGCACGGCAGCTGCGGATACTGAATCTCACCTGAAAGGAGACGGAAATCGTATGATGCAGGATGCCAAAGCCTTTTGGGACGCGATGCGGAGCCATGTGGCGCGGCTGTGCCGGCAGGAGACGGCAAACGCTCTCCGCGCAGAGCGGTACGACGTTACGACCGCGCCGGACGGGAAGGTCATCGGCGTGAGACAGCCCTTCGGGGCACAGGAGATAAAGATACCCTACGCGGCGGAGGTAGCCTCCGCCGCCGTGGGGGACACGGTGCTGGTGGTCTGGTGGGGGTCGATGAGCAACGCGAAGGCGTGGTTCTTCGGCTCCGGACCGGCATAAAGGGGTGAAACAATGCTCAATCAACCATCCAATATCTCCCCGGACGAAATCAACGGAAGCGGATGCGTAGACATCTCGCAGGACATGGACGTGAGCTGGCAGGTGAGCGGCGATTCCCCGATGAGCGCCTATCAGATCACGCTTTATAAAAACGACACCGCCTCCACAAGGCTGTACAGCACGGGAAAAACCACGCTTTCCACGCCGTGGTGGGGCGTGAACTACGCCGGAGACGTTGCTTTTTTCGCCGCGCAGATCGAGGCGGCAAATATGAGCGCCGCAGGTATGGCAAACGGCAACGAATACAAAATGCTCATCGTACAGTGGTTCGCTTCCACTGACGCGGGCGTTTTGTACACGGCGAGCGGAGCGGTAGCCGCCGGACAGTATTATTTCCGGATCAGCGACACGGAATATGCCGTTTTCACGCTCGCTCAGGCGCTTGCCGCCGGCGACTCCATCCGCTACAGCACGAAAAACCATACTCTCGCTGTGACGGCGAGCGGATTTTTCTACACGCTGACCGTTACCAGGGCGGCAGAAGCCGCCGGAACGGAGCTGACAGGCACAGCCTACAGCGGCGGCGATGAATATGTTCTTCAGACGACGCCGGCGCTTTTCCTTGCCAGAAGCACACCGACGCTCTCCATCAATGCGATCCCGTCTCCGGTGAGCGTAAAGGAATATTCTTTCACGGCGATGTACTCTCAGGCGCAGGGCGATTCCATCAACTGGGTCCGCTGGCGGATTGCCGATAAGGACGATACAGCGAACCCGTTTGTGGATACGGGGAAAATCTCCGGAACAGGCGAGCTGCGGGTCGATTATAACGGATTTCTCACCGGGAACGCCTACTCCATCCAATGCACCGTGGAGACGGCCAACGGTGTGAGTGTTACGACGGGGTGGGTGGACTTCAATGTTTCCTATACCGTGAGCGAGACGACCGGAAACGTGACGGCGTGCCAGCTTGCCAACGAACCGTGCGTTTATGTCAAGTGGACGCCGGACGTTCTGGCACAGGGATATACGGTGCTGCGCCGGACGGTGGGCGATACGAAGCTCAAGAAGCTGGCCTATGTCGGCGCGAACGTCAACGAGCTGCGCGACTATAGCGCCAAATCTGGGGAATCGTATGTGTATTACGTTTTCCCCGAAGGCGCGCTCGTCTATCTCACGACCCCGATGGTGTCGAACGAGGCGCCGGTACAGTTCTGGTTCTGGGCTATCCTTGAGACGGAATACGACGCGCAGACGCAGTACTACAACGTTGTTGCGGCGTACTTTTTCCGGTACGGCAAGGACGGAGTGAGCGCCGGGTCCGTTTCCAACAACAATACGCCGACGCTCGAACGGAATTTCACCCGGTACCCCACGAGACAGCCGGACGCCTCCAATTACCTTACCGGAACGCTTTCCGGGTTCATCGGCGGATTTATCAACGGCAAGGCGTACAAGGACACCGTGAAGCAGTTCGACGCTCTCATGACGCTGAGCAATTCAGACAATACGCTGTTTCTTCTCAACCCGAAGGGGCACTTCCTCCGCGTCCACACGGCGAGCGCTACGGCGATCAGCATCGACTACAAGAGCCGGGTGATGCCGCAGACGGGAACGATCTCCTGGGCTGAGGTCGGGAGCACGGACGGCGTTTCCATCGTTTCCGCAGACGGCAGCCAGTTTTACCCGACGGACAACATCGTGTTCACGACGATCACCATCGACCCGGCAACGGGACGGCTGCTCTGGACGACGGACACGCCTTACGAAAACGGCTCTGTGCTATCGCTCAACGAGGACGGCGAGCTTCTTCAGACGGCGAACGGCTCCTTCACTCCGGCCAGCATGGCGCTCGACGCCGACACCGGGACGCTGACGGCTACCGTCCGCTGAGGAGGGAGGCTGCATGAGCGACAAAACGATTATCGGCGCGGAGAACCGGTATGCGGCGTATCTGAACGCGCTGAAGACCGACTTCACAAAGGTGACGCGCTTGGAATTTCTTACACCGAGCGGCAGTGTGGGATACGCGCTCGACAACGACTATAAAAACCGGCGGTCGGGCGCGTTTCTCCAGCAGGGAGCGATCTCCTGCAATCTTCAGAACGGCGCGCGCCGGCAGGCGGATATCACGCTTTCCAATCTGGACGAAGAATACAACTACGCCGTGGGGCAGATATGGTTCGGGCAGCAGATCCGCATTCTGGAAGGGCTGCTTCTGCCGGACGGGACGGAATATCTCATCCCGCAGGGGGTCTTCGAGATCGTCACGCCGAAGGAGACGGTCACGCCGGACGCGAAGACCGTTACCTACCATTTGACGGACAAATGGGCGAATCTGGACGGCACGCTCCGCGGGAATCTGGAGGGCGCGTACTCGGTGGCGGCGGGAACCAACATTTTCGAGGCCATCGACTCTGTGCTCCGGCTCGACCGGTTCACGATGGACAACAACGGGACGAGCCCTCTCGATGCGACCAAGCCGATCTTTACCGGCTATTACAACCACATGACGCAGACGCTCTCAGACGGCACGCTGTGGCCGCTTACGACGACGCCATATACATACCTTTCCGCAGACAATGAAACGCTTGCAGACGTGGTTCTGGGGCTGTGCGAGATGCTGGCGGCGTGGGTAGGATATAACCACATCGGAAGGCTCATTGTTGACCCATCGCAGGACGATATCGCCGATGCTACGAAGCCGGTGCTGTGGAACTTCACCGACGCGGAAAAGCAGTTTCTCGGCGCGGAGTATACATTCCGGAATACAGAGGTCTACAACGACATCATTATTGCGGGGGCAACATCTGACGAAGGACGGACGGCGCGGGCGCGGGTGCAGAACCGCGACCCTGCCTCCGACACCTGCATCAGCCGCATCGGGCTAAAGACGCAGCGGCTCGAAATGCCGAACTACTATTCGGACGAGATATGCCGCGATTATGCAGAGTGGAAACTGAAGCGAACCACGGCGCTCACGAAAGAGGTGGCGATTACCTCAACACAGATGTTCCACATTGTGGAAAACGAGATCGTGACGGTGGTGCGCAACGACAAGCAGGGACACCCCGCGGAGCGGTTCGTTGTACAGGGGTTCACCCGCCCGCTCGGACAGCAGGGAACGATGACGATCAACGCGGTAAGCGTGAACGACTATCCGCAGATAACGACTGTTGCCGACGTCATTTCCGGCACGGCGCCGAGCCCCGATAATCCGGAGAACCCCGACGATCCCAAGCCGAACCCCGGCATCGATACGGATCTCACGTTCAGCGACGATTTCTCCACAGAGAACGGCGTTGTGAGCCTCGTGAAGGCGCAGACACCGGAGGAAGGCAACGAACACCCCATCACATCGGCAGCGGTCAGCGAATCCATAGGGAACATCAACGCGCTGCTTGCGGAAATATAAGGAGGGAACAACGTGTCCACATCCACGGAAATCACCAGAATACAGACCGCACGCAACACGATCCGCGACAAACTGATCGACCTTGGGCTTGCGCTGTCGGCCGATACGCTGGACAAGCTGGCCACGGCGATCGCGGGCATTGTGAACAACGGCGCCGTGTCCGCCGAAGTCAAGGAGGGCGACAGCTACACGATCCCTGCCGGATACCACAACGGTTCCGGAACGGTCCTCGGCGTGGCAGGTGGCGGCAACTATGTGCTTCAGGCGAAGGAGATCACTCCGACAAAAAGCCAGCAGAGCGTTACGCCGGACGCCGGTAAATACGGCCTGTCGTCCGTGACGGTAAAGCCCATACCGGATGCGTACCAGAACGTGAGCGGCGTTACCGCGACGGCGGCGGACGTTCTCGTCAACAAGATCATCGTTGACGCGACGGGCAAGACCATCGCCGGTACTCTGCCGGAAAACGGAACGGTGACGGCCACGCTGGATGCTACTACGGGGAAGCAGTCTTACACCATCCCAAAAGGCAACCATTCCGGCTCCGGCAAGGTGAGCATTGTTCTGGAAGAAAAGACCGCCACACCGAAAACAACGGCGCAGACCATGACGCCGACGGCGGGCAAGGTAATCAGCAAGTTCACTGTGGAAGCTATTCCCGCAAAATTCGGCGACGCCTCCAACGCAACGGCGGAGGCCGGAGACATCCTTGCAGGGGAAACGGCCATTTCCCTTGACGCCGACGGGAACGCCGTGGAGGTCGAAGGCACGATGCCGGATCAGGGAACGGTCACGGCGACCATCGACGGACTGACCGTTACGAGTTATACCATACCGGCCGGAAAGCATTCCGGCAGCGGAACGGTATCTCTGACGGACGACATCGAAAAGGCGCTGGCGGCCATTTAAGCGAAGGAGGGGAAGCCAATGCCCGGTATTCCTTCACAAATCGACCGGATAAACAGCGCCAAGGCAGACATAGCGGCTGCCATAGAGGAACAGGGCGTCACGGTGCCGAGCGGGACGATGCTCGACGGCATGGCGACGCTCATCCGGAAAATCGCCCCGGTCATCGACGACCGCGTGATATATACGATGCTGGATATCGATATCGAAACGGGGGCGCTTCTCTGGAGCCACTTTGACCCATATACGGAAGGTTCCGTTCTGTCGCTCAGCGACGATGGCGGCCTTATCCAAACGGCGGCGGGCAATTTCAACATTGCCGTCATGTCACTTGATGCCGAGACAGGTATCGTTTCGGCGAGTGTTTAAATGTACAAGGAGAAACGAACATGGCAACAGTTAATCTCGGACAGGCTGCGATAGTCAGCAAGGGCGCGTACAGCGCGGCGGCGTCTTACGCGCCGCTGAATCTTGTCACGCACAACGGCGGTTCCTATCTGTGCAAGCGGGGCTGCTCGAATATCGAACCGGGCGTTTCGTCCACCTGGCAGACATACTGGGTGGCGGCGACGGTCGGCATCCGGAGCTTTGCCAAAACCGGCGAGACTGCCGACGGTATGGAGTACACCGCCACGCTTTCGGACAACTCCACTTACGTTTTTGTCGTGAAAACGGCTGTGGATTTTCCCATCAGCGTGGCAAACGGCGGCACGGGCGCAACGACGGCGGAAGCGGCGCGGGCAAATCTTGGAGCGCTGTCCAACGCCAACGGCGCGGTAGGCACAGCGAATCTTGCTGATAAAGCGGTTGGCGTCGCCAAGCTGACGAACGACGCGCGCTTCGGCACCGAGCTCGCGATCAGCACGCCCGGCTCAACGCCCGATCTCGCGTGGGGAAACGCCCTCGTCTGGGTGTGGGGCACGTCCATGACGATCAAGCTGACCGCAGCTGTCTCGGCGCTGCTGCCGCCGAACTGGCAGACGCGGATTTTTGCGAACGACCCGTTCACCTTCGAGTGGGAGGGTATCGGCACGCCGATCAACGTCGCCAAGGGGCAGACGGAGAGCGCGACCGGCTCCATCGCCGTGCCGGCGAAGAAGTATATCGATCTCAAGAAAATCGATAACAACATCTGGATCTTCTCCGGCACTTACGCCGAGCGAATGATCTACACCGGAACGAGCGAAACGCCGCCCGCCGAGTGGCAGCCGGGCGACGTATACCTGCAATATTCTGTGTGAGGTGAGCGGGATGGCATGGAGCAAAACAGCGCCAGAGCTTCCAAGCGGCAGCGCGTGGGAGCAGACGATCACAAAGACAAACTTTTTTGTGCAGAACTGGTTTGTACTGAGCGGCGAATACTCTATTGCAAGGCTGGAAGGGAAACAGTTTGCCGTCCGTGTTTTGGTGTCCCCAAGCGGCGGTTCTTACGGCAATCATCCGGAGTACGGCAACTTATATCTCCGCTGCGACATCGGAAGTGTTCAGGGGACAGCTGAAACGCCCGGCAATCTCCCCAAAACGCCAACGTATTGGTATTTCGTTGGAGAAGCTGATGCAGGGACGGAAATCACCGTTGTTTACGGGACAACAAACAACTCTTCCAGCCAAAGCAACGGCACGGTCAAGCTGACTGCTCCGGCGCTGCTCGGCGATGTGCTGTATTTGAACGTGAACGGCGCGGCGAAGCAAGTGACGCGCGTTCTGCTGAATGTCAACGGAACGGCGCAAGAAGCCCTTGTCAAAGCCAATCCATAAGGAGGAACATGGAAATGACAGAAAACGAACTGCGACAGAAAGTCGTGTCCACCGCTCTCGCGTGGCTGGGGACGCGCGAGAACACTGCAAAGCATCTCGAGATGTTGGCAATTTACAATGCGCAGCGCCCGCTGCCCCGCGGCTGGAAAATGAAAGTCACCGATTTTTGGTGCGCGGCGTTCGTGTCCACGGTCTCCCTCCAGTGCGGGCTGCGCGACATCATGCCTACCGAGTGCGGCTGCCCCGGCATGGTACGACTCTATCAGGAGCTGGGCCGCTGGGTGGAGGACGATGCTTACGTCCCATCTCCTGCCGATGTCGTTTTTTACGACTGGCAGGACAGCGCAACGAACTACGCCACTACCGACAACATCGGCCACCCAGACCATGTGGGCATCGTGCTCGACTGTGACGGCAAGAACATGACCATCATTGAGGGCAACAACGCCAACGCCGTGAACAAGCGTGTGCTTGCTGTGAATGACCGCTTCATCCGTGGATTCGGCATTCCCGACTATGCAAGCAAGGCGGACGGCGCAGAGCCGCAGCCCGAACCGACACCGGAACCGGCACCGACGCCGCAGCCGGAACCCGAGAAGCCCGCCGAGGAGACGACGGTTGACCCGTTCATCACCAAAACGGCTCGAGAGGTCATCGCCGGGAAGTGGGGCAACGGGCAGGCACGCAAGGACGCGCTCGCCGCATGGTTCACGAAGGCCGTGCAGGACGAAGTGAACCGGCTGCTTGCCTGACACGCAGACGAAACGACATAAGGAGCGACGGATTTATGCTTCCGGATTTTGAGATGGTCGTACACCGGTTTGAAGACCGACCGGATCTGACAATCATTCCCATCAGCGACGTACATTTGGGTGCTGCTGAACACATGGAGAAGGAATGGGCGTCCTTCTGCGAGAGCGTCCTTTCCAATCCCGGTGTCCGTATTATCCTTGTTGGCGATCTTATCAACAACGCCACGCGCAACAGCGTATCCAACGTTTTTGAAGAGACGATGCGCCCCCGCGAGCAGAAAAAGATGATGACGCAGATGCTTATGCCGCTGCGTGACCGTATTCTTGCCAGCGTGAGCGGGAACCACGAGCGGCGCAGTCTGAAGGACGCGGATGACGATCCGAGCTACGATATCATGTGCAAGCTCGATCTGGAGCACCTGTACCGCGAGAACATCGCGTTCATCAAGATCCAGATGGGGAAAGCGAGAGCCGACGGGCTGACAAACCCAACGTATACCATCGTGGCCACGCACGGCGCCGGAGGCGGCATTTATACCGGCGCGGCGGTGAACCGCAACGAGCGCTTCGGCTACGTCATCGACGGAATGGACTGCCTCATTGTGGGGCACACGCACAAGCCGTTCGTTACGCAGCCGAGCAAGATCAAGATAAACCCGTATAACAATACGGTGTCTATGCGCCCGTTCAAGGTGGTGTCCACGACGAGCTGGTTAAATTTCGGCGGCTATGCGGCACAAAAGATGCTCCTGCCGTCCAGCCATGCTGTGCAGACGATCACGCTGACGGGGAAACGCAAGGAAATCGTTGTAACTATGTGAAAAAGGGAGCCGAAGGGCTCCCTTTTTTCTGAAATTATTATAAAGGATTAACGCGCCCGAGGTAATAATTTTCTGAGTTTTTCCACGGCGTTTTTCAGCGCGAAAAGCAGGATCTCCGCATCGTGCTGCGTTGTCTCCGGGCAGATAGAGATACGCACGGTCTCCAGCGCCTCTTTTTCGGACAGACCGCTGGCTATAAGCACGCGGGACGGCTCCCGGCTGCCGGCGGAACACGCGCTGCCGGCAGAACAGCAGACACCCTGCGCATCGAGCAGGGGAAGAAGCTGCGCGGACGGGATACCGTCGAACCGGATGGAGATAATATGCGGGGAGGTCGTCCATCCGTAGTCTTTCGCATTGATATGCCCGCCGGATATAGATGGAACGAGGTCTTCGATCGTTTGCCGTATCGCGCTCATATGGCGCAGAGCCTGGTACATGTTCTCGGTACGATACGCAAGCGCGGCTGCCATGGCGGAGGCGAGCGCTACGGACGGAGTGCCTGGGCGAACGCCTCCCTCCTGACCACCCCCGACGAAGAGCGGGGAAAGTCTCAGGGTATGTCGTCTGGCATAAATAAAACCGATGCCCTGCGGCGCGCCAAACTTATGCCCCGCGGCGGTGAGACAGTCGCAATCCAGCCTTTGTACATCTACATAAGTCTGCCCGACAGCAGCGACGCCGTCCAGGTGCAGGAGGTCATAATTCGCGCGAGCTGCGGCAATATACTCCGGCGACAGGATCTCGCCCGTTTCATTATTGACATAAGGGGCAGACAAGCAGGGGAACTGTTGATAGGGTTTTTCACGGCCGACTGTTTCCCACACGGATGCATGAGAGGTACTGCCTCGCACAATAGTCCCGTACTTCTGAAGAGCTTGAACTGCGAGGTTGTTTGCCTCCGTGCCGCCAGAACAGAAGTAAATCTCCATCGGCTCTGCGTGGATGCAATCGGCAATGATCGCACGGGATTCTTCCAGAGACTTCTTTGCGGCTCTTCCCGCGGCGTGCGTACTGTCGGGGTTCCCTTGGGGTGCCCGCCGAAACGCCTCTATAGCGCAGGAAAGCACCGGCGTAGACGCTGCGTGATCAAAGTAATACATGAACATTGTCTCCTTAAAAAGTGATTTCAGACGGCTTTCAGCGCGTTCTGGGCGACAGGCGCATCCAGAATGTCGCTGTAGGTCTCGGCAAGCGCTGTCTTTGTGAGACGCTGCGCGTAAATGCGCGTCGTAGACGGCTGAGCATGGCCGAGGATTTCGGAAATGCTCTCGATGGGCGCGCCCTTTTCGAGCAGAAACGACGCGGAGGCGTGGCGCATGGCGTGGGTACGGCAGGAGGCTTCTTCGCCGAGAATGGACGCGGTATAGTTCTTGATAAGCGTGGAGAGCTGCTGACGCTCCAAGCTCTTCCACGCGCCTGTGAGGCGGTCACAGCAGCCGAACAGCGGCTCGGTGTCCCCCGCGTCCGCCGGGCGAATACCGGAGCTCAGATACGCTCTGACAGCCTCCTGCGAAGCGGAGGGGAACGGGACTACACGGGGCTTATCTCCCTTCGTTACGCGGGCGTACAGGGCCTTCTTATCCCAGAAGAGATCGGCGGGAGTGAGCGCGCGCAGCTCAGAGTTGCGGAGACCGCTCTGGAAGAGCAGCGTAACTTCGGCCTTCTCACGAAGCCAGGTATGCGGCTTGCGGGTATACACCGGCTCCTCGGCGTTGAGAAGCGCCGTGATCTGCTGCTCGTCCAGGATGTGGGAGTATTCCTTCTTATGCGCTGCGGCGAGCTTGCGCTTGGGAGGACGGAGCTCATCCGGCACGGCATTTTCGCTGAAGATGCGGATGGACACACCGTACTTGGAGAGCGCACGAAGATGCGTCAGGTACAGATCCGTTGTCACGATGGACCAGCTGCCGTCCTCTACGAACGCGACGACCGACTGTGGGCAGAACTCAGAGAAGCCGTTCTTCTCCATGCTCTCGCGGAAGCGGCGGAACGTGCCGGTGTAGGCTTCGATGGACGCCTCCGTCCACTCGTTGCGCCGCATCTGCGCGGTGAACATTCTGACAACCTCATCGTAATTTTCAAACATCTTCGTGACCTCCTTTTGCTTTATGCTTTATATGCCGGGCAGACAGGCGTTTTGCAACCGCCGCCGGAAGAAAAATTTTCCCCGGAGCCGCTGCACGAGAGCGCGACGATCTCCTTTTCCCGCGCGGCCATGTCTTCCGAAAGATAACTGACGGTCGTTTCGCAGTATTCGCAGACGCGCTTTGCGTCTTCCGGGTCGAGAGGATGGTCGAGATCGTCGAGCGTGTAGAAGATCAGGTCGGAGAGCATCTGAAGAAGCCCTGCGGCGCGGCGGAAGGTGCGCTGATCGCGCTGGGCTTGGAGAAACAAAGATGTGGATTCGCTCATCGGAGTTATACCCCCACTTCGTCGCCGTGGCGGGCGTAGGACGCGACGCACATATTCTTGAGCGCAAGGTCGAAAGCGTTGCGGAGAGCGGCGTCATTAGCAATGACGGAGAGCTTCGTAACCTTATCCGCTTCGGCTCTCGTGCCGCCGTTCTGCAGGATGCGCTTGCGTCGGTTTTCCACACGGCGCGTCAGATCCGAGCGCGTAGACGATTCCACGGTCATGTAAAGCTGATTGAATGCGACGCGGTAATCCAGATCATAGTCAAGGCAATACTGCCGGACCTTCCGGTTCATCTGCTCCTGCCAGCCATCCGATACGGCGGTCGGAGCGAGCACGGCAACAATGCCGTCGTTGAACCTTTCGAGCTTGTCCACCGATTCCGACAGCTCGGCAAGCTGCTTTTCGTGGTCAACCAGAATCTGCGCCTGAGCCAGAGCCTGCTCGGCCAACGTCATGGGCTTTGCGGAATAGCTTCCGGTTCGGCGGATGGTGGGGATAACCTCATCCGCAATCTTTGCCTGAAATCTCTCCGCCGTTTCATTCTTAGCCTTCATAGCGAGACGGTAGAAGATGTTTTCGGGGATAAATTCCGGAAGCCCATCCTTCCCAACAAGCTGGGAATCGTCGTGCCAACTTGTTGGCACGCCCAACTCGTTCAGATATTTCCGCACAGTTTCCCACCGGACAACTTCGTTTCCACTTGCAGCAATTCGCGTGAATCCCAGCCCGCGTGCGACGGTTTCGAGACGGAGATATACGATGCCGTCTTTTTCGTAGCAGTCTACGCCATGAATGTTGAGAATGCCGTTTTCCATTAAAAATCCTCCATAATAATATAAAATTGACAATTTCATGGAGGCACGCTACAATACAGAAAGAGATTTGCACGTTTGCGTGCCTCTCTGCCCAACCTCCTGCGCTGTACGATCTTGCCGGATGAACAGCGCCGGAGGTTTTTATTTTGCAGACAAAAGCAAATGTATGCCTTGCCGGATAGCTTCGCCTCGTGTGATACCGTGCGTCTGACAATAGGCTTGCAGAAGGCGTTCGGTTTCCTGATCGAGCCGAATGGTATATCGAACGTCTTTGGGCTTGTCTACCTTCGGTCTGCCGGTGGCTGGTGACATGATCTCATCGCCTCCTTTTTGTCACGCATTTATTATATTAAATGTCACGCAAAAAGTCAACACACGGCTAAAGGTTTTTTCAAATTTTTCTTCAGCCGAGAAAGACCGCTTATTGGCGGTCTTTTCTTCCAAAGGTGAGAGGGTGGGGAAGGTCTGGGTAGGCACACGCCTTGCCAAGCGCGTCGCGCATGCATGTGGCCTGAACGACTATCGAGAAGATGCACCTTTCAGCGTTTTCGCCTTCCGGCTCAATCGTTATGGTGTATTGATTTAACACTACCTGATTTTTCTGCTTAATCACCGGTGGGTTCTCCTTTCCCTGTAATCAGTTCCGAATAAGGCAAGGTCTTGATCCATTCGCACAGCTCGCGCCACTCGTCGAGCTTGTGGTTCCGGCGGGCGTGGTAGATGTTGCGCAGCACTGCGTAGTTCAGGTCCCACGTCCGGCGCTGGTTGTAGCTGGACGGCAGGAGCTGGATGAGCTGCCACCAGTACCGTTTGTCCTTTGTTTTAATGTATCTTCCTCGGTAATAGTTAAGGACATTGATTGTTAAACCCAGAAGGTCATCGCCATCTATCCGGATGTTATTTGCATCATTGAGAAAAAGAGCGTCGCCTGCATCATTATTGGCCATACTCAGTAAATGTTCATGACTGAAATCATCCAGCTCAAATTCCTTCGCGTGGATCTTGTGCATCGTGCTGCACGAGTCCGTCACCGTGCCGACCTTGTACTGATCGGCCTCCTTCCACCAATACAGCGGAGCGGTCACGTCGAGCTGCACATGGATCATGCGCAGGAACTTTCCGTCGTCCGGGCCGGAGTTGGCAAGCGCCTGCATCAGATGAAAATCATTTTCGCCGACGCAGAAACGATATTTATCCGGATTGCAGTCCTTGGCCGGTTCGTTATCGTTCATCACCATAGGGCAATCGCCGTCCCAATCTGCGCACGGGCATTTGTGGCTGTCGCTCTTTGCCCAGCTGTTCTTAGGATTCCGCATCCCCCGAATGGCGGCTTCCCAGCCGGAGGTTTCAACGTTATCGATCTTTATCATTTTCTTTTCTCCTGTTCTTTTTCTGCTTGACGAGGTAATGGAGAATGGCGATCGCTTCTAACAAAAGCGCAATATCCACCGATACGATCGCCGTAGCGAGGGCTAAGTACAGCGCATCGGGCATATCAAAGCCTCCCGACGGCTCGCGCGGCCATATACTGCCCGTAGGTCAGACCGGCTGCGCGGGCCTTTTTGGATATATCCGCGATGGATTCGGCCGGCTTTTTTGCCGCTCTCTCGGCAAAAGCCTCTTTTGCTTGCTTCTTTCGGTACAGCACGCCATGCTGATCGCAGCAGTACTGTTTATTGGGCGAGTTTTTCCAAAATTCCTGCCCGCAGTATGGGCAGCGGACGAGACCGAAACGGCGGTTTTCCCCAGATTTTTTATAGCTCATAGTGTTTTCCTCCTGCGCCTATTGCCGCACGAAGCTGCGGCGAGATCATTTTCCGCTCGGCTTCCTGCATAAGAAGCCGCTCTGCCTTGCGCTTGGACATGGGCTTCGGTTTTGGCTGGATCTCTCCGCGCTTGGCGGCCATAGCCGTGGGATTCGTTTTGTGCTGCCCCATCGTTAACCTCCCCACAAGGCACGGCGAATTTCTTCGTAGCTCTCCGTTACCTTTATACATCCAAACATAGTGTCTGGGGTGAAAACCGCTATCCGGCATCCGTTTTTTTCGCGCTCAACCCATCTTATCTGGTTGCAATTCAGCAAATAGGTTTCCGCTTCATCATCGGTGCGGTACACTCGGTGTACTTCGATAAAATCACTCATTCTTTTCCTTCCCTTCTTTTTCGGAGATGTTCACGAATAAAATAAGAATAAATGTTCAGCAACACGCCTTCTTCGGTTTCGTTGAGGGAAATGCCAATCATCGCATATTCCGGCCGCAGCACAAGGTGGATCTTGGCTTCCTCCCACTGTATAAGGCTGGCAACGTCAGTCACTACCATTGTCTTCCTCCTTTATTTCTTCCAGAAAGTCAAAGCTGTCGAGAAAGTCGTTATACTGCCGGATGCAGGATTCCAGAACCGGGAAGTCCTTGATATCCTTCTTGTAATTCTCGGAATAAAATGGCGTATAGGGCTGCCCAAATTCTTCGTCAAGTACCAGGATGTTGTAAAAGTCATCCCAGACGCCAAGATCCGGGAAGAAGCAGATCGACACGGAAAGCTCGTAGGCAAAGCGCCGCTCGGCAAACATAAACGCATTTTCATGTATCCATGATCCGCCGGGCCGGAACCCCGCGTCCCGGAGCTGCTGCACGGTCGGGACGTATTTCAGCTTGTAGCTTTTTGCCTTCATCCGAGCCCTCCGACCGCAATAAGCGGACAATCGCTGCGCCTGTACTGCATATCGCAGGGATTTCCCTCAATGCGCCAGATTTGTTTATCTGCAACGCCGTAGCAGACAGGGAAGTCATCGTTTGTATACCCACACAGCGGACAGTCGCCGCAGGATTTTGGCATGGCGTCTACCGTAATGCTGTAGATTTTCATTCCGCACCGTCCTCCACATAATGGCCACGGCAGCCAGTTTTATAGTCGAAATTGTCGCAGTCTCCCATCGGCAAAACTTCATGTCCGGCATTAAGATGATCCTGCAAAAATGATTTGACTTCTTTCACCGTGAACAGCGTGTGACCGTCTACCGTTATGCATCCTTTCAGGTCTTTCGCGTTTCTAATGCCGCCCCGCACATCCAGGCAGCAATGGAAGAACCTTTTAGCCATCATTTTCTCCTTTCGGTGGTTCGGGAAGCGGCATCCATGCAAACACACGCGCTTTCGGCCCCAGTGAACCTCCCGCATCTTCCCAATAGCCATTATACTGGTAGGCGATATCGTGGGTCGTATACATTCGGTTATAAGGGAAATAGCGGAAGTATTCGTACCAGATGAGGACGTCCTCGCCATCTTCCGGCAGTCTGTCCTTGACGCTTATCCATTGCGGGACGGAGACGGCTGGGAAATCTTCAAGCTCATTTGCCAAATCTTCAAAGGCTTCGGCAATTATTCCGCTTTCACCGCCCAGCTCTTCAAACTCGCTTTGTGCTTCTTTCGCCTCGTTGCGGATGTAGGCGATCACGTCGCTCTTTTTCATGTATTTATCCATTGTTTCGGTCCCTTACTTCCGTGAGAATTTCCTGCAACAATTTCTCTACGCGGAGTATCGCGTCGTAAATCAATGCGTCCCAGCCCATTTAAGCGTCGCTCCTTTTCGGCTTGTCGATAGGAAGACAAGCGGCGTTGCAGTAGGTGATGTACTTATCGAGCGGGACAAGCACGGTGTCGTACTGCCTGTACTTCTTGCAGAAGCCGATGCACATCTGTACCGGCTCATCGACCTTGCACACGCCTCCGGCGCCATAGCCGCTTTCCTGCCACTCTTTCAGGGAATATACCTCGGCATTGTTTGGGTACTCGGTATAGCCGCTGAAGGAGCGCTTTTCTTCGTCATTGGTGCGGCTGCCCCACAGCCAGCACGGCATACCGAACTTCCAGCCGTGTATCGTGTGCTTGATGCTGACGGCCACGAGATTTCTTTCATCCATTTTGCACCGTTCCTCCTGTTGTGCTGGTGTGGTGGTTTTGCAGCTTCGGACAAACCGTGCATTGACCGCTGCAATATTCCCATCCTCCGCCGCAGGGGCGCATTCCCATTGGAAGCGTTGTTCCAGCGTTTTCGGTAATGGGCGGTACGGGCGGTACTCGCAGACGAAACAGCGTTTCGATGCGCTGCCCATTTTTCGGCGGACTGTTCCATGACGCAGTACGGGCAAGCTCAAAATGCTTCATGCATTCTGCGAACGTCAGCCCAAGCGCCCTCTCGACCAATTCGCTGTCCACCCATTCCCCAAATAGAAGCCGACGCATCGTGTCATTGTCCTCACGCATGATCTTTTCGACGTTGTTTGGTTCAGGTATCATCACGGGTTTCCTTTCTTTTGATTTTTTGTGCCGTACTCCGGTATTTCTGCGGGAGAGGGAACACGGTTATGAGTACGTCGTTATTGAAAATGTATACGTTGTTGCAGTAGATGCGGATGTTGTTGGCGGTCTTCTGCTTCCAATACAGGGCGGTTATGTAGCGGTTCAGGCTGCCTTTTGTTTCGCAGTGGCGGATGCCGTTTTTGAGCGCTTTCTGCGCGTTCTTTTCGGCGGAGCGCTTCGGGAGACCGACGCGCTCCTTTGTCCGCTGCACGGCGTGGTCCGTCAGGTGGCACATTCCGCAGCCGCTTTCTCTTCCGCCTCGATCATCCAATCGAGATATACCGCCGCTTTGCGCAGATCCTCCGTGCCGTTCTTGAGCCGGTAACGCCACAGATACTTGATGACGTTTCCTTTGCAGTAGTCGGCGAACTCCTTGTCGCCGAGGCTTGCGCGGATCGCGTCGATGCACTCGATGCCTCCCTGCGTGTAGTGCTCCGGGTGGCTGACAACATTGTTTTTCTGCTGGGGCTTTGCGTTGGGCGGAAGCTGCGGGGCGTCGAACATAAGCTTCACGGCTCTGTCGTCCCAATACTCTGTGGCGCCGACCTTGCGCGGGTCGTTGCCCCAGAGCTTTTTCATGGTCTCCGTGTTGTCGTTTACAGCGTCAAAGGTCAGACCAACATTTTCACACGCTTCGAGGGCGGCGGTCAGGTGTCCGCCTTCGCGAGTCGTCCAGAGGATCAGTTCCGCGCCCTCTTCTTTGGCGGTTCTGGCGGCGTTGATCGTCGGCCAGATGGGCTTTTTGATATCCGGCCAGTCGGTTTCAAACAGGGTGTTGTCGAAATCTACCGCTATGGTGCGCGGCATTTTGGGCTCACTCATTTGTTGTATCCTCCAATACTTCGTTTTCCGGGAAAAATCCCGATTCGTCTATGCCGTCCACGGATTCCGGGACTTCTATGGCTTCTTCTGTGCTGCGTTCGGCGTCTGTTTCGGCAGTCGTTTTGGGACGGGAGAAGAAAACATGCTCGACATGGAGATACTGCTCCGATCGGAGACGCGACCCATCCGCGCGCTTCTGGCAGCGGCTGCGGAGACTGCCCTGCACAATGATCTCCTGCCCCGGATGGACGGAGGACAGCACGAGCTCCGCTACGCGCCCCTTTGCCCTGCACTGGATGAAGTCTGTATACAAAACGCCCATGTACCGGCGGTTGCGCGGGATCGCCAGGTCGAATGTCACATAGTCCCGACCGTCGATGTCGAGTCTTTCTTTCGGCAGGGAACAGAGCCGCCCCTGCAGAACATACTGGTTCAGCATGGGGAGCCCTCCCGGATGTGTACGGTCGTTTCGACCTCCCAGTCGTGCTCGTCCTTGAGCGCCTGCTTCACTTCGGCAAGGCGCAGGTTGCCGGAAACGACGCTCTCGTTGATGGAGGCGAAGCGCCGGGAGAGAATGTGGAGAAATTCATCCGAGACACCCATATCGTCCACCAGACACCACGCCATCATGGTGAGGATGTAGTCGGTCGTATCGTCGAACGTTTTTTTGCAGGCGCGCCGGACATCCGCCTCCGTACAGAGCACTTTATTCGGATTTGTTTTCTGCGACTTCCGGCTCATCCTTTTCCTCCTCCCAGATGATTACCTGATGTTCGCCGAGTACACGGCGGAGCGGCAGTTTGGCACCACTCAAAAGCACCAGTGCGTTGAGCACAGTATCGTCCGCCATGAAGCTGTCCGCCACGCACACGCCGTCCGTTGCGATGCCTTTGCGTGTGTCAACGATAACCGGCTGTCCTTCCTTGAGCTTCCGCCCGTTCGGTACGGAAAAAAGATACGGACCATTGCCGCTGGTCAGGTGCTTTACAAGCACGACATTGTGCAAAACTTTTTCTTCCATGTTGTTTACCTTCCTTCAAAAAAGTATTTATTCGGGGATTTCCCCGGTGATGCGCCTGGTGGCTACGGCGTAGTATTCTGCCGAGAGCTCGATCCCGATGAATTTTCGGCCGGTTCGGAGGGCGGCTACGCCGGTTGACCCGCTGCCCATGCAGAAATCCAGCACCGTATCATTTGGGCGTGTGTATGTTTTTATAAGATATTCGAGCAGGGCCACGGGCTTCTGCGTCGGGTGGAACGCTGCCAGCTGCTTGTCGCTTTTGAAGCGGAGCACCTGTGTCGGGTAGCGCTCGGTGCTGTCGTAGGACGTAGCGCCGTAGGCTCCGTAGACCTCCCCTTTTCGACAGTTCCGCTTGCTGTACGCCGAGCTCACCTTTCGGGTATGACCGGATGTCTTCTGCGGGATATAAAGCGGGGGAGCGCGATAGAACACCGCGATGTTTTCCACATCCCGCAGTGGCTGCCGTTTGGCGTTCAGAAAGCCGGTAGGGGACGTTTTCTGCCACACCCAGTCGTACCGGTATTCCTTCGGGTTCGAGAGGCGCAGAGCGCTTCCAAACGGCTCACCGCCGAAGAGGAGAATGGCGCCGTCTTTTTTCACGACCCGGTGCAGCTCGTCCCAGAGCGGGGCGAATGGTATGGGGCTGTCCCATTTGCAGCGCGTCGTGCCGTAGGGCGGATCCGCAAGGACCATATCCACGCTTCCGGCGGAAAGCTCCTTTAGCTTTGCTATGCAGTCACCGAAAAATAAAAGTTCCTTATTCTCCATGCCCGTACCACCCCATAAAGCCCGCCACCAGCTGAAGAAACTGGCGGATGTGTTTTTGCAATTCCTCATCCTCCGGGCCACGGTCGTTCCGGTCATCGTTCAAAAACAAGAAGCACTGAACCGAAGTTACCCGGTCTTTTCCTCCCGGCATGATCGCAGACATCCGAAGCGCAGCCATTACCGCGCGCTCCTCTCGCCGGGAAAGGAATACGAGATCGCCCCATGTCGCTTGCCCGAACCGGACGGCAATGTCTCTCGCGCGTTCCAAAGTTTTATCCATCGTATCTATCTCCTTTGCCGCAGCTCGTCCTCCCGCGGCTCTGGCTTTAGTGTAACGCGCGCGCAAAAGTGCATTTTCCGTAATTATGTACGTTTCTTTCTTTACACCCTATATGGCAATCAGGCGGGCATTTCGCAACCGACGGGGAAATAAAAAATGCGCAAAGACTCAAATGAATCTTTGCGCATTGCTGCGTTTGGTTTCTGTTTAATTCCGGTTACTGTGTACCATCGTTATATACGACGATATCGTCGATCTTCAGCTTGGCCAAATGGCATTTGCCATTTTCGATTTTGCAGGTTATGTTCCACTTTCCGCGGACGGTCGCTCCGTAAAGGTTCTCCGCGTCGAAATAACCCTCACCCTTCCAGATGTTGTAGCCGGCGTCTTGGATCGTGGCGTCTTCGTATGAGCAGATCTTCATCGTGGACGGACAACTCAGATAATCCGGGATCTGCTCTTTCGCCATGTTGTACACGGCCCATTTTGCGTCTTCCGCGGTGAACCCTTTTCCGGGGTTTGATATGCTGCTCCCCGCGGAGGATGGCGCTGCAGCGGTCATCTGACGATCCCAATAGCCGCTTTTGTAGTCATTTCCCGAATCTTCGATTATTTTAAGAGGGGATACCTGCATTTTAGAATCAAACACATGCCCGGATAAGCGAGAGTATAAATTATCATATTCGGAAACCGTCAGAGCGCCGTCTATGGTCAGCGTAACCTCGGCGTGCCGATAGGACGAATGCGAACTTTTTTTTATTTCGCCGATTTCGATCTCTTCAATTTTCAGCGCCGGAAATTGTTTCGCACAATATGCTGCGACTTCCTTCTTTAGAACATCTTCGGGACCGTCTGCAAAAATCAGAAGATCCGCAAGGAGCGCGAGAAGGGCGAGAATCACGACGCCGATTATTATGAATGGCTTACATGATGCAGACTTCTTCTTCCGTGCCCCATCTTTCGACGACGGCGGGGCCTCTTTGACCGTCTCTTGTGCCGGAGACGGTTCCGGCATTTTCTCCCCGCAGGCAGAACAGAAGCGCGCTTCGTCTTCCATTTCGTGGCCGCATAGTGGACATTTCTTCATTTTGATTTCCTCCCGAATTTTTTAGAGGCGTGCTGAAGCTGTTTTGCGCTCCCTGCGGGGTTGACCGCAGGGGGTGCCTGTGCGTTCTGGGGGTATTGTGTCAGTCTTCGTAGGGCTGCGTCATGTCCACGGTGAAGGTGAAGCCCTCCGCGCCGATCTCCGTCTTGTCGGCAGAGAATCCGGCGTTGTGGAGGTAATGGACGGCGATCTTGTTGATCTCGGACGGGATGGGGAGAGTCAGGCGGACGGTGTTGAGGTCTGTTTCTTCGCTCTCCGCTACGCGCACGAGCGCGCCGGGGATCTGCTTGGAGGCGGACGTTGCGTACTTGATGACGCGCTGGAAGCGGGGCTCGTTGATGGAATAATTGGCGTTGGATTCAGACATGATTTTATTTCCTTTCTTTTCGCAAATTTATTTGCAGATTTGTTTGCAGAGTTTTATGTTGTTTGTGAATATTATAGATTAGCTGCGCGCTGCGCGCAAGGGGAGTCAGTCGAGATATTTTGAGGCGGCGTCCATCGGAGAGCCCCCGGAGGGCTTTGCGTGGCGCTTGGAACGGACGGCCTCGGGAGCGGCGATGCACCCGCCGAGCCACGCGGCGCAGAAGATCACAAGACCGGAAACGACGGTCCACCAGATGATCGAGTTCATATCCAGCGCAAAGCCGATGAGCATCACGGCTGTCTGAACGACCTGACCGAACAGGAACATGAGAAGAAGTCTTACTGCTTTTGTACTCATTTTCTTTTGCCCTCCTTGAGCGTGACGACGGTGAAGCTTTGCGACGACTTTGCCCCGTTGCGCAGCTGTGTGCGGACGATGTACTCGGCATCTCCGGTGTAGACGTATACACGGGCGCGGGTTTTGTCTCCGGTATACTTCGCTTTGGGGACTGACGTTTCCAGATACTCGACGGTCACTCCGTCGTGCCGATCTGTGGTTCTTTTGATGATGCAGGGTGCTCGCATTGGTGGGTTCCTCCTGTATATTTATTTTAGGGTCGCATTGATGAAACGCTGCTCAAAGGTCAGCTCCGGCATGTACACCGTGCCGTAGGGGCGCGAGGGCAGCGCGAGGGAACGGGCAAGACGGACTTCCCATGCGGGGAGCGTGCGGAGGCGGGGAAGCTCTACCGTCTGCGCGAGCCGGATAAAGTCCCGGCACATTTCTGCGTAGAGTTCATGGTCATTCGGAAACAATCTTTCTACTGCATCCAAGTAGTAATAACAGGCGGCGAGAGCGTCCGGCAGGAGACGCAAATCTTCAGGAGCGCGGCCATCATAAATACAGTCCTCCGCGTAGTTAACGCACGCCTTGATGTATGTCCGCGCCTGCTCTCTGGAAGCCCCAGAACGCCGTGAGAGAGACTTTCCATTCCAACGCTGTATATGTACCGGCCAAGAGGTTTCCGGCACGTTCTGCGCAAATTCTGCACATTTCATGTTGAACGCAAGGTCTTCGCTCATGCGCAGATCGTTTGGGAATGTGATGTCGTGCGCGGTCAGGAAGTCGTAGTGGTACATTCGCCCGTGCAGCCATGTGAGCTGTTCGCGCCCGACGACTTCGTAGCAGCCGCGCTCGCTCTCGCGCAGGGTTTTCCCGATGACAAAGTCGGGATTTTCCGGTATGGCCTGCTGCATGGTGGCGATGGCGTGTGGGAGGAGAAGATCGTCTGCATCGAGGAACATAAGCCAATCGAAAGACGATATCGCTATTCCGTAAGCCCGCGCTGCGCCGGGGCCTTTGTTGTCGTCGAGTGTGGCATGGCGGAGCCATGGGCGAGAGTCTGCGGCTTCCTCTACGACAGATTCCAGTTTTTCGTCCGCCCCGTCAATCACGACGGTAGCCCTGAAGTCCTTGCAGATCTGAAGATCAAGGCTCTTGATGGTGTCGCCGATGGTGTCGGCGCAGTTGTGCGCGGGGATAATGATGTCGATGGTCTCTGTTTTCATTTTCCGCCTCCTTTGCGGTCTTTGCCTGACACTTACTATGTCATGTGTAGGAATTAACTGGGTGGACAGGAGCTTATGCAGGGAGCGAAAGAAAATCGCTGGACGCTGCATCCGTGAGGTATAGTCCTGGGTTCTCCATGAGTTTTTCGTAGGCATCCTCGCCCTGAAAATCATCAATGACGGCGGCCTCTTCCGGTGTCATGTCTTTGTAGCGCTTCCTGCCGTAGCAGGGCGGCAGCCAGTTTTTCTTCTGCGCGGCAAAGATATTCAGCCGGTCGATGATGCGCTGTGCTTCCGGGCGAAACTGAATATGGCAAGTGCCTTTCTTATAGAATTTTGCTTTGAAATAGGTGGTTTCTACGACAGTATCACCACACTTGACGGCGTAGTCGATGAAGTTCTGCAGATTTTTCCGGTCGGTAGTTTCTCCCCGGTCCAGATAGTTCATGGCACGCTCCAAGTCGGAAAGTTGCGTGCTGATATAGTAGGAATTAAGCTTATCTTTCGTCCATGAATACGAGCCGCCAAAACCATTGATCGGCAAAATGGCTTTCATCCCGACCTTGTGCGCCTTGTTGGTCGCCCAGCCGTTAAAGTAGTGAATGTTCTTATTGTTTTCCTCCCGGATCCACGCATACTTTCCGGAGAGCGTTTCAAAAAGGTCGAGAATGCTATCTTCCACATTGGCGGAGAGCTGGGCGCGAATGTCGAAGAACACCTGCTGCAGGTTGTACAGGTTGAAATCGTAGTGCTTTAGGTCGCTGATCTTTTCGCTGTACTGCTTCTGCATTGCGGAGGTCATACGGCTTGTCAGCTCTTCACGGGAGAGAAAAGCGTTCCAGTATTTATACCGCAGCTTCTCAAGATAGCGGTTGACGCTTCCAGACGGAGCCCCTTCGCCCAATTCGCGTTCGCCGACAGCCAGGGAAATCAGCGGCTTCTCATAGTTCGTATGTCCGTCCATCAAATATGGACGCATGGCAGCATATTCCCGCAGGAGGGCGATACCGGCCTTCGCTTCAAATTCGTATCCATTAATAAGGTTTTCCATCCAGTTCGCAGAGGCAATGGAAGAGGCTTCTCCCGACTCGATTTCTGCGGTGCTTTCGGCGCGCTTCAAGTAGCTGATGATATTCGAGCGCATGGCCGGGGCGGAGATGTTTACATGGATAATGGCTACTTCCACGTCGGATTTTCTGGCGGCTTTCTGGAAAGCACCCTGCACATATTCCACATGGGCGTGGTACTCTTCCAGCTTCTGGAGCAGGGCTTTGCGGCGGTTTGTATATGGATTTTTCAGCGTTTCCGCGTTGAGAAGACAGAGGACCTGACCGCCGCCGGATTGAATGTCCAGTGCTCGGAGGAGGTGAGCATCGCCGTTGGAGAACGGCGGGTTCATGAGGATCAGATCGTAATGTTTGTGCGTGTGGAATTGCAGGAAGTCGTCGCCGATGACACGGAAACCGGCACCCTTCAAAAGCCCCCGCAGATTTTGGTCTGCTTCGATCACGTCTGCCAGCTCGAAAATGTCTTCGTCTTTGCCGTAACGCTGGGCGGCGTTGTATTTCTGCAAGGCATACAGCAGATCGCCTTTCCCGGCGGACGGTTCCAGAACAGAGCGGATCGGAGCGTCGCGGTCGAGACAGGCGAGCATCTTTCCGGCCAGCCAAGACGGCGTGGGATAAAATTCTGCGTCGGGATCGGCGGGCAGGTCTTTTATGTCGGCGCTGGTCGGCGCGTTCCCGCCGTGCTCTTTCAGCGCGCGGACGAAGTTCTGCTTTGCTTGAGCGACAGAGTTTGCGGTTGGCACCGTGAAAGTATAGGGGCGATTAGCAAAAGCGTGATAATATGTTGTCCCGCGATAGGGGCTGTATACCTGCTCGATGCCGCCGATTTTCTTGCTGCCTTTATAGATTCCTATACGGCGCTCACCCCTATACGGCTTTTCCTCCTGAAAGATCAGACTGAGAAATTCCTGTTCCATGTTCCGGCCTCTTTCTGTGTAGATTTTCCTGTGTATATATTGATGATGTATATTTGCGGGGAGCGCCGGGGTTAACCGGCGCTTTTGTGCAGCTCGTTCCAGCGGCTTTCAAATTCGGGGCATTTGGCTCTGCGAACAGGCAGGAGAATACCGTCGCCATTGTCGCCGCAGAAGTAAAGCGGGGAAAGCTCCGTCCGATACCGCGCTTCCTTGCAGTCTGGGAAGATCGTCACCATGTCCAGCAGGAACGAGGCGTTCACTGCCGGCGTATCACTGCCCCACCAATACAAAATGGAATCCGGCTTGATGCCGGCGGCCTTCTCGGCGGCGAAGTATGTCTTGAGCTCGGCGGCGGTAGGGAGCCGGAGCGACTTGCTGGCCGCTTTGGCGCAGCCGTCGATCTGCGCTTCGAGGTTCGGAAAGCTCTGTTCCAGCACGGGAACGCCGGAGACATTTTTCAGCCGGACTTCCCGCTGCCCATCGCAGCAGCACCAGGCGGAGCCGTCGGCGCTTTTCCACACGCCGCGCATATCGTTGCGGGCGCAGGTCCGGATGAGGCGCTTCACCGCCTGGATGGCGGAGCCGCAGGACTTCGCGGCCACGCGCTCCCGGAGCTCGGCATAGATGCGCAGCGCCGGATACAGCGGCGCAACGGTGTAATACGCGGCGGGGTCGTTGAGCATTTTGTCAACCAAGCGCTGCATGTCGGCGTCGCTCCGCCCCTCGTAAACGTTGAGCACTCCGTGCCGGATCGCAATTCCGGCCATCTCCAAAAGTTCGGTATCGGTCATGTTTTTTCCCCTTTCTGCCCCGCGCTTTGCGGGGCTTTACACTCTATATGGCGAGCAGCCGGGCGTTTTGCAACTGAATAATATAAAGAATATTTATTCACAACCCGAGACTTCGCGCGGCTTCGGCGGCCTTCTTCTTGTCCCGCTGCGCAAGCTGCAGGAGGACGTACCGCGCCGTCTCCGGCGAGCCGTTTTTTGCAAGGTCGGAGGCCATGCCGATGATGCCCTCGTCCGGCAGGAGACGGATCAGCGCGGAAAGGTTGTCGGCTTCTTCCTCTCTCTTTTTCTGCAGAGTTTCCAATACATCATTCATATAAGGCGCCGGCTCGACGCTCTCAATATAGCCGCCGGGCGTGTAGCTCTGGAGACGGTTCGCAAATTCGACGATCTTCGCGCCTTCCTGCTTGTTCTCCTCCGTTGCCCCCTGCCCGAACTGCCCGCGCTCCATCAGGTGACGGCCAAAGGCGCGGATGTGCTCGCACAGGCCGCCGTCCCCGTCTCCGAGGTCGTAGCGACCGCCGCCGTACACGGTCTCGCCGTTCTCCTCGATGGAGAATTTTGTCTTGTAATAGCCGCCGTTTTCGGCGCGCTTCTGCTCGTCAAACGTCTTGAGAACAATCTCGGCGGCAGCGACGGAAAGCACCAGCTCGTCATCCTTCCAGCCGTAGAACGCCGGATACTCGCTCCAATGGATGCGCACGACCGGCTGCCCCTCCTCAATGGGATGCTCGGCGGCGGTCTGCTCGATGAAGCGGCGGCCGTTGTTCTGTTCGTTCAGCGCCTTTTCCCGGCGCTGAAGCTCTTCCTCGTGCTCTTTTTCGCGGCGGGCGTTCTCTTCGGCAAGGCGGAGAGCGTGGCACGCTTCCACGTCGGCGGCGGTCGGCTGGCCGGGGTCCTCGGCGGCGTTGAAGTCGTCGATCTCCCGCTGCCAGCGGGCAATGTCGGCCTTGCGCGAGTCGATATAACCGGCCCACGGCTCGCGGCTCATGCCGGAGATCTTTTTGCTCACGCACTCGATGCTCTTGGTGTTGCCGCATGCGTTCGCCTTCATCGCCGCATAGCGGGCGAATTTGTAAAGGGGATGATTGGGGAAAAGCGTGGCTCTGTCGTGCTCGAAATAATCGGTATAGCTGTCGCTGTCGTTCTCTACGGGGAAAATGTCGCGCGGGAGGTCGTCGTAACCCGTCGCGTAGATCGTGACGCACTCGGCGCCGTCGTGGCGGTTGTCCAGGGTATAGCAGCAGCGGGTGAGCTTGCGCTCGCCGTTGACGCGCAGACCGTTGTAGTAGAAGCGGATGGACTCGGTTTTGTCCTGTGTCATGATAATGACCTCCTTTTGCTTTATGCTTTATATGCCGTCCAGACGGCCGTTTTGCAACCGAAAAAAATAAATTTTTTGCGATATTCCCGCACTTTTTTCTATAGATTTTTGTGAATATATATTATAGATAAAATGAATATCCCGCCGAGTCTGGGCGGCTTTGCGATCTGCTTTTTATTGTACGGCGCGGGGGCAACGGGGTTTTTCATAAAAAAATACGCTCCCGGAGAGATCCGGGAGCGTTTCTTCTGTTGGCGTTTATTTGCCGGTCTCTACACGAACAACCGCCGCCAGCGTGCCGGGATGCGTAGAAACGACGGTCAGGCCGTTCTCCGCGCAGAACCGCAGCAGCCGGTTGTATTGCGCGCGGTGGTTGCCGTGGAAGGTCACTTCTTCGGTTTTCGCTCTGTCGAAAAACTCGACGGAGGCAAGGCCGGCGTTGTTGCGCTTGTTGTGTTCGTTGAGCTCCTGCTCGACAAAATTCTTGAGAATGTCGTTATTCATGGTCTGCGCCTCCTTACGCTACGGCGGAGAGCTCCGCCATTTTTTCGGTCAGGGCTGCCGCGCCTGCTTCGCACAGGGCGCGGATATCGTCTGCGGTGATCTTGTGCGTGATCTTCTCCACCGCCGAAAACATACATTTACTCATGTCCGGGCGGTCAATGTCCACCCAGTGGCCGAGGCCGTGGGAGACATAAACGCCGGGGGTCTGCGCCGGGTAGTAGCGGGAGGCGTTGACGCTGATCCGCACGCCGTCATATGCCTGATAGCCTCTCCATTTTTTGTCAATGTAGATGCGGCCCTGGATGTATCCGCCGTCCTCCATGGGGATCTTGAGCTCGGCGGCTTTCTCGCCGCACATGACCAGATGGTACCGGCTGAGCGTCCAGCCGTTGCCCATGCGGGCGCTGCTCTTTTCGATGCTCTCGCGGGTGATCTTCATTGTATTTGCTCCTTTCGCGTTTCCGTTTTGCTTTTATACCCTATATGCCAGGCATAGGCGCGTTTTGCAACCAAACGCAAAAAATAATTTCCCCCCGGAGGCGGCGGCTTCCGGGGGAATTTTTTGCAGCGTTCCGGCGGGCGTTTCTGTGGTTCTCTGGGGCCTTTGTGCAGATCTCCGGGGGCGGCTTTGCAGAGCTTCAGGCGCGAGCTGGGACGGGTGATAGGACGCGGTAAAACGTCTCGCCGTTACTCGCCGTTCCTACTGTTTGCAGACACGCAAAATTAAAATCCCGCGCGATCGTCTTAAATGCACGGCACACCTTGCGCTGCTCGCGCTCACAGGCGCGGATCGTCTGCGATTTGCAAAGATCAAACTCGGCGCGGCAGTCTTCGTTGCTCCAATAGCGGCGCAGGTCTTCGGGGTCGTCATAGACGCTTTCGGCGTAAAGCTGAACGCCGCCATAGTAGCCGCCGCAGACCGAGACACGCCAGAAAGTGAGATCAGCCGCCAGGTCGTCCAGTCTCTGCGTCACGGCGTCCACAAACTCGGCGTTTGTGTAGTCATTTACCGATATGCCCTGCAGGGACGCGCCGCACTCGGGGCACGTCTCGGCGTCTCCGTCGAGCTCGTGCCAGCAGCCGCAGCGGGGGCAATAACCCTCTCGGATGTCGTCGTGCGCATAGAGCGGAAAATGCTCCATTCTCTTGAAATTCGCTGTTGCCATGGTCAAATCCTCCTTTTCATGCGCCGCCGGGCAAATTCGGCGGTCCTTCGCCCGCGCCCTGCCCCCCCGTCAAATTCGGGCGGCTCCCATGTGCGCCCGGCCCCGTGAAATCGTTTTTCTTTTCGCATGAGCGCGAGGGGCGGCGCG